CTTTATAACCAGATTGCAACTCCTTTGCTTTAGATTGAGCGTCGTTAATTCTATTTATTCTGAAGACCTCTTCGATAGACTGAGTGCAGGTGGGGCATACCGTATTTTCAGTAAAAAACTTATGTTCTTTAGTAATGGTAGATACTTTTTGAGAAATCTTACCTTTTAGATTTCCCAACTTACGAAGTTTTTCTGCATACCCAACCAGTTTATCTTGCTCTCTAATATACTCATAAAGAGGTTCTTCCAGAGAACAATTTTCATTCATATGTTGGTGAATTTCTTTATCTAAATCGGAAATTTTTCGATTATTAGTATCAATACTTTCTTTTCCGCGATTCTCAAGTTCCTCAATAAACTCTTGCTGCATCTTAACTTTATCAAGGAGAGATTCTTTTTTCAATTCAAGAACTTTAACTTCTTCTTTTGACTGACGAATCTTTTCCTTGATTACCATATTCATTGAAGAAAAAATCTTAATATCAAGAAGATCCTCAATCACTTCTCTACGATTAGCAGCAGAAAGTTGCATAAAAGGAACAAAGGTACTTGAACCAAGAATTACAATCTGAGTAAAAGATTTATAATTCATCTTAAGAACGTTTTGCTCCAACCACTTCTGCTGATCTAAAGCAGCCGCAGATTGATCGAGAGCAGTATCATTTCTCCAAATTTCAAAGAGTGCTGGTTTAATTCCTCTTACAACTTTCCACTCAGTATTTCCAATAGAAAACTCAACCTCTACTCTACAGTCTTTTTCATTAACTGAGTTGATAAGTTGTGGTTTATTAATCTTACGGAAAGGTTTACCAAACAAAGAAAAAGTTAGTGCATCAAGAACTGTACTTTTACCGGCTCCATTTGTACCAACAATTAGATTGGTTTTATTTTTGGTGAAATCAACTTCAGTATACTGATTACCAGTAGAAAGAAAATTCTTCCATTTAATAGTTTTAAATAAAATCATGACTAGAATTACTTGGAGGTATTACAATATCATCAGGTGTAATAAGAGTGTATTGATATCCGTGCATTTCGCATGTTTTTATCATCACCTCATCTTCAATTTCAATCACATGCATTTCAGGATATCCATCCTCTTCTAGCATCATAGCATATCTTACAGCATCATCCTCTTCTTCAAAAAGATACAGAATATGCTCCCCCTCGTCATCCAACACAGAGTAAGCACCTTCAGTTTCTCTACCATTGATTGTTAGAATAAACATCAAACCAGTTCACAAGCCTCTTGATAGATTTCTTGCATCATTTTTTGAATGATTGATTTATCAAGATTAATTTCTGCCTCCTGAATATATCTATTCAAAATAGATATAGTATCCTCACTTTCAAATGCTTCAAATTCTACTGGATCTTGAATATCGAAGTTTTCAATAATCTTGAGTTCTGCGATATTAGAGGAATAAAGTTTATCAATGAACTTTTCAAACTTTTTAGTGTCTGATTTCTTACGAACAACGACCTTTACAATTTTATTCTCATACTCGCGAGTATCAAATGTTTGATGATTGGTATCCTCATAGTAAATGTTATAGAACATTTTATAAGGATTATCAACTGGAGTATGTTCTAATGTTTCAGTATCGAAGATAGTAAATCCACGAGTGTCATTTACATCAGTCCAGTAAATTTCATATGGATTACCTAAGTAAAAGACTGTTCCGTTAGTCGATCGAGTGTGATAGTGTCCCGAGAAGACACGTTCGAACTTGTCAAATAACTTGCCTTCCAAACCATGCTCCATGACGATTTGGCGATTAACTCTAAATCCTTGGAGTTCAAGGTGCCCCATCGCACACGGGCAAGTTGTCTTTTGAATAAGTTTGAGAGTGCTTTCCTCATTTTCTTGATTAATCCAGGGTATAAAAAGTGTTCTGAGTTTATCCAGCATCACTTCAGTTGGTTCTGAATATACAGTCACATTATCGTATTCGCGCAAAAGTAAATCAACTGCATTTACATTATTAGTGTTCTTATAGTAAGCAGTGTGATTTCCTACAATTGTGTGAACCTTTACTCCCATTTCTTGGAGGCGATCGTAGTAATTATTTTTAGCCCACGATAGAGCAGAGAAATCAATTCCCTTACGACTATCAAAAGTATCTCCCATATCTACAACAGCAGTAATCCCGTACTGTTCCAGCGTCGGGAAAAATACATCATTATAGAACTTTAGAAAATAATCATGAAAGAGTTTAGAATTCTTTCGTGCTCCAAAGTGTTGGTCTGTAATAATTGCTACTTTCATTCAATAGCGAAGTTTAGAGTGAACGTTATCCTTAATACTATTGTAATCGCTATAGTTGCTTCCGTCAAGGCTATTGTCATCAAACACTTCAGAGAATCCAGAACGCTCAAGGATTTTGTTTTTGATTTCTAACTGACGCTTCTCTCTTTGGATACGACGAAGGAATGCGTAGTGAATGATTTGAGTAAAGTATGCAAAAGGATTTTGTGACTTCTCAGGATTAAAGTTATGAATATACTGAACGCAATTCTCGATACCGTCAGAAATCATGTCCTCTTTGAACATGTAGTTGACAAAATTTGGTTTAAATGATAGATGATTGGCAATCTTCAAGAAGCACTCCCCAATGTAGCGAGGAATGGGAGGCTTTGGTTTTCCTTGAATTAATGCAATCTCTTTATCTTCACGATACTTAATCAGTGCAGCAAGAAACTCTTTATTGTTAACATAATGCTCTGACCTCTTTCTTTTGGTCATGACTGCTGTGGTTATCATAAGTTTTTATCATTATTATGTAGAGATTATAACACTTTCGAATATAGTTGACAAGGTATCTAAAAGTTGGTACAATAACCCTTGTCCGGGTTGATAAGATAAGGCTTAGCTATTCTTATAAAGCTTCTCTAGAATCTCTTTAGCATCATTAACATTTGATATGTAACCCATTCTACGATTAATCTTTGATTGCTTCGAAGATTCTTTATTTGCCTGACGTATATAAGATTGATACATCATAATCATTTCAATATCAGAAGATTCGGAAAGAGTAAGCACATCTTCTAGATTGATTATAAACATATCTTCTTTGGTTGTTTTTAACCAGGGTTCTAATTTATATCCAACAACATTTGTCCTACTCTTTATTTCACAAATAGTAATTGGATTTGAAATAATTAGAATGGTTCTATCTTCTTCCTCAGAAGCTGCAACCTTGGCAAATATCTCTTCTCCACTTTTTAATTTTATAGTGGCATAAAAGTCTTCTTCAATTCCCATTTTTCTTAAGTTGTACGGTGATTATTTCATAGTTAAAATTTTCTTCATTATAGATTTTAATTCTTTCGATAAGATGATTTAGAGTATAATTTTTTTTAGAATTTGAAGTGCAGTCATCTGCAATATCATAAAGTGTTGCTTTTACTTTATTTTTTCCTTTTCTAAGAACTCGTCCAATGCTTTGGAGATTTCTGATTCTTGATTTGCTTGGTGAGGCGAAGATAACATTATGGAGATTTTTAATATTGATACCTGTAGAAAAAGTTCCATAGGAAGCAACAATAATTGCATTGTTTTCTCTTTCTGTTATTTCCCTAACCAATTCTCTTTCTTCAGTATCAACTCCACCGTGAATAAAAAATACTTTTCTATCACTTCGCTTATTGCTATTTATCTTCTCATAAAGAATAGCACCATGAGTTTCCACTCTTGAAAATAGAACAAGACTATTTCCTTTCATATCCAAAGAAAGATTTGTAATAAACTTATTTCTTTGTTCGTGAGAAATTAGATATTGAATTTCATCCTCATAAGTTTCGAATTTTTGAGGAGAATGTTTCAATACTATGCACTGAATATCTAATTGAGAAAGATGACCTTGTTTCATCAATTCATCAGTTCTTGTCACCTTATAAGAAGGGCCAAACAATCCCTCTAGAACCCATTTGTGAGTTTGAGTTCCGTCTAGAGTTCCTGTAAATCCAAATCTATATTTTGCATGATGAAGTTTAGTCATAATTTCAATAAGTGACTTACTCTTGAAAAGATGAGCTTCATCTCCTATAATTACTTCATACTCCTCAAAAAATGAACGTTCAAGTTTATAAACTGATTGCCATGTAGTAATTGTTACTGGATGCTCGTTTGTTTTTTCTCTACCCGAATAGATACGGTGACAATATGAATCAGCATCCCAACCATAGTCTTGGAAATCCTTGTACATCTGCTCTACAAGGGATGTCGTTGGAACAACTAGAAGAATTTTTTTCCCTTTATCTACATAATACCTTACAAGGGAATAAATCATTAAGGATTTACCTGAGGCTGTGGGTGATATCAATAATTTTCTATTATGCCTTAGAGCACCGTATACTCCCTCTATTTGATACTCTCTCGGAGAATGAGAACAAATAGATTTCATATAATCCTTTACTCCTTCGTATGAAATACCTTCATTGACTTCAAAAGGCATTCCATAGAATTTATTCTCTTTAAACTCATACGTATACTTATGGAGAGATAGTTTATCAACAATTTTATCCAACAGACCAGTATAGATCTCTCCAGTATGAGTGCTTAACAGACGAATCTTGCCGTCCCAATGTCTGCTTCTGTACTGGGACATAAATTTTGCAGATTCAACCTCAAAAGTAAAGTATGGTTGAAGTTCATATAAAATGTGAGGTTCGCAATTTAGTTTGATGCAAACCTCATTTTTCTTTTCGATAATTACGTCACTCATAGCATCATAATTGCTATGAGTATTTATTTACCCTAGTCCAGACTGAAAACGTATAAATTCTATTGCATTTTTAATCTGATAAGTTCTATTCTGAATCATTTTCAAAATACTTTCAATGTATGTAAGCATAGTATCGTAGTAGTCTATCTTTAAGCATACGGTAGAAAGACTTTCATCTGCATCAAGATATTTTTGCATCGTATCTTTATCGCGAATCTTTTTGGGAAAGGGATTTTCTACATATACCTCTGGGTCAGATTTTCCTGAATAATACTCATATCTTTCATGACGAATATTTCTTTTTTGTTGCTCTGCTTTTTTTCTTAAAAGAAATATTGTATTATAAAGTTCAAAGTATTTTGCATGAAGACCTGGGATGTTTGTTGATTCTGTATGAAGATTATCCATATCAATTTTGGAATCTTGCTCCCACATCTTTTGAATCATATCAAGATCAAAACTCATAATAGGTTTCCTTGCAAATCTCTTATATTGTAGATAGTATACTTGAAACTTACGTCAGCCGTAAAGTACTGAATATCGGTATTTGTTGCATCAAACATTATTGTCGATAATGAATATGGAAATAAATCTTGGAAAGTTACTTCAAAATTTGGAATTTGGCTGCTTGTTAGTATTTGTAGAGTTCCATCAGAATAGATATTCTGCCTGTCCTTCACATAGTTTCCTTGAATCAATCCAGATTCCTGAAGTTCTGCAAACTGTTCTAATCTTTCTGGAAATCCAAGACCACGGATCCAATTTTGTATTTCCATATAATTTTTGAGGTCTTCATCAACCAAAAACCTTAAACTCAAGTCTCCAAATTCTATAATATCGCCTGGAGTTGGCAGTGCCTTTAAGTACGATGGTTGATTTACCACACCAAGATTTAATTCTGGTATATTTGCCTGATTGCAGAAAAAAGCAACTTGTGGGGTTCTAGTTAGAGTGAATTTAAATCCAGTAGGAGATAAAAAATTCCTATTATCAATCTGAGCTCTAGTCATCTTTTTTTAAATATTTAGATAAAAAAAGAGGGTCCGAAGACCCTCTTGGAATTTATGTGAAATGGATCACATAAGGTTCTTAACAGCAACTCTACGATAGTAGCGGTTGGTGTTAACATTGAGTCTACCCTCACCTCTGGTGAGACCCTCAGAGAATGGGTTAGCAACAAGACCATAACGGGTCTTAAAGCCAATCTTAGGCTGGAAGGTGTCTTCGCCAACGGCACGTACCATCTGGAGAGGTACATAGGGGCAATAGAACAGACCTGCATCATAAGGTGAAGAACCCTTATAACCAACAACGTAGTACTGGTTACCAGGAGTTGCATTACCTGCAGTCAGGTTAGCCGAATATGGGTCAATGTATACGCGGAACTTGCCCATCAGAGTACCAGCAAAGGTGTTGCCAGTATCATCAACGTTCAGGTTAGCGTTCAGTGCAGGGGTGTAGTCGAGAACACCAGCCATGGTTAGTGCTGAAGCAACGTCAGCAGAACACATGATGATGTTGCCCTTTCCGCGACGAGTTCTTTGTGCGATTGCGTTAGCATCACGCTCGATTTGGAACAGAAGACCCTTGAACTTCTCAACAGACCAACGACCGTTTGAATCAACGTCGAGGTCGAATACGCCAGCGGTAGCAACGTTTTGTGCTGCACCCTTTTCAGCGGTCATGTAGATGGTACGAATAACTTCGCGGTTGATTTCAGCAAGAATCTCAGTTGAGAGAATGTTTGCTAATTCCGCTTCAGCATTCAGACCGTGGATTGCCTTAAGGTCTTGAGCGAGCTCGAGTGAGTACTCAGCCTTTAGAGCGCGTGACTTTGCAGTAACAGTGACTTTCTCAATCGAGAATGCCATCTGGTTGAACTGGTTGCCTGCAGCATCGCCAAGTGCTTCCGAATCGCCAGTTGGCATACCCTGACCGACGTTATAATCGGTAGCAGCAACTGAAGCAGCGTTCAGAAGAGCTGGGTTGCTACCAGACTGTGCGGTAGTACCAATACCAGAACCTACTTGCGAATGAGCGCCAGTAAGAGTGGTATCGAAACCTGAGTCTGTACCAGAGAAAGCAGTATCTACTTCATTATAGAATGCTTCTGTACCAGTTTGATTGGTGTAACGTGAACGCATTGCGAAGATGAGTCCAGTAGGACCGCTCATTGGTTGAACGCCAGCGAGGTCATATGCGACCAGGTTAGGCATTGAACGACGAATGAGTGAAATCAGAACTGGATCAAAACCAGCAACGCTTTGGCTACCACCACTACCAAAAGCGCCGCTAGCGCCAGCGGCATTGCCACTGTTGGTTGGTGATTCCATGAGCATACTCATGGAGCCATTGTCGAAAGCAGATTGCTCTCTAACAAATCTTTCTTGGTTTTCGAGCAGGACAGCGGTTACAGCTCTACGATGAGAATCTTTGATTGGATCAAGACCCTGATAGTCTAAGAGAGGAGCCCACTTTTCCTGCAGATGCTCGGAATGGAACATTTGCTTTTACCTTTTACTAAGTGTTTGTTTTTTGGGTTTGAATTATATTAAATTCAATTATTTGCTGAATGCTGAAAGAGTCTTCAGATATGCAGCCATTGGACCCGAAATTGATTCAGGTGCATTGTCTACACCTTCTGACAGAGATTCAGTTCTTGCCTTTGGAGAAACTGCTCTTGAGGGAAAATATGATTCTCTCAGAGTCTCCAGTTTTTCACGATATTCTTCTTCACTTTCAAACTCAACACTTTCGGCAAGTGAAGCGAGCTTGTCTTTCTGAGTGTCTGCAAGACCATCAGCGACCTGTTCAAAGATTCCATCAGCAACCGACTCTGCGAGACGCTTGTTAAGGGAAACATTCTTCTCAATTTGCTCGTTGAGTTTTGTCTCCATTTCATCAAGTTTTTCTACCATGCTCTCAAGCACATCATATTTATCTTCAGGGATTGATACATAATGTTCTTCAAAAAGACCTCTCATTCCTTGGAGGAATGATTCAGTCATTTCGGTCTTAAGACCTTGTTCGATAACGAGTGCATTTTCTTCCATCCACTCGCCAGCAACATACTCAAGGTATGCATCTACACGCTCAGAAAGTGATTCTTTAATTTCTTCAACTTCCTCTGCAAGTGCAACTGCATACTGCTCTTCAAGTGCTTCTTGAATAGAAGCAACTTTTGAACGAAGAGCAGCTTCGAAGATGGTGCGTGCTTTCTCTTGGAATTCCTCAGAAAGCTCTTCACCCTCTAGAAGAGCATTGACATCTTCATCGATATCAAACTCTTCTTTCATATCTTCTTCGTCATCTTCCTCTTCGTCATCTTCCTCTTCGTCCTCTTCTTCAGCAGCCTCTTCGATTACATCTTCATCAGCCTCTTCTTCAATCATATCCTCATCATCAAGTTCTTCTTCCTCTTTATGAAGACCTTTCATGGAATCAGCAGCACCGGCGCCTTTATTTACAACATCTCTAACTTGCTTGAGTGTTGCACCAGGAGTTTTCAGTTTTGCTGAATCATCCGTTGAACGATAATTTGAAGGATCAGGTCCACCAAGATCTTCCCAACCTGCAGTTTGACCGTCAGGAATACCTGTAGTTAGTTTTGGCATCGGATCCGCCGCTTTAGCATTTGCATTAACAGCGGTTCTGGATGGTTTAGTGCCTACTTCCATTTCTTGTAAATCTCCACGAGACATTTGAACTCTCCGTTTAACCTTTAGTTATAAACTATATTTATTTATAATTTAATAAATTACAATGAGTTTAAGAACTCATTGAATAATGATAACTTATAGTCTTCAAGAATACCTTGATCTACAAGGGTATTAATTTTATTCTTAGTATTTTCAGCCATTTTTTCTCTAAGGATGCCACCATCCCAAATCCACTCCTTTCCTTCCATAATTCCTTGAACGAATGCGTCTGGAGCTGAGGGATCGGCAACAATATCAGCAGCAGTTGCGAGCATGAAGTCTTCACCGACTTCTTTATAACCTTTATTGTTCTCTCTTAAAGAACCAATACCGCGAGAAGAAACGCCAAGACAAACTCCATCCTTTAAGAGAGACTCTGCAATCTTTCCCATTGGTGTGGATAGAATTTGCGCTTTCCCAATAAAATTATTTCCACTACGATAGAGTTCTGTGATTTTATGAGAAACTCTATCTAAGTTAACTGTAGGTCCATCTGGATGGCCTAGTTCTCCAAGAGCACGTCCTTTTTGAACGTATTGTTCGTTATAACGATTTACTTCACGCTCCATAATCTGCATTGGATACATTCTTCCATTGCGATTAACGCACTCTGCTTGTAAGAATGGTCCTTTAATATAAAGTTTTTGTTGCTTACCGGTTCCTTCTGTAATAACTTCAACTTTTTCGATTTCTTCTCTAATTAGTTTCATTAGGCATCTCCTGAAATTTGTACTTGTTGGTAATACAGAGTTCCTGCACCTACACCATATGCAGAAACTTTATTTGAATTAATTACAGTAGCATCTGTTGAAGAGAATGCTGTGACAATTCCACTTGAATTATAATTAACAGTCATTCGTGTCTGATAGTAACCACCTACCCCAGAAGAAATATCTACAGATAAAACTTGCTGGTGTGTGAAGTTGTAATATGATTGTCCTGTTGCAGTTAGTGTAACATAATCACCGACTCCAAATGGTACTTGTGTTCCTTCTGGAACTGTAACAATTGTTGTTGTGCCGGTAGTTACGCCTACAACTTTATTTGAAGCTTTTGTTAAACCCAGAGTGGCAGATTCTCCAGATGAAACATAGTAATCTGCAGAAGTTGCCGATGGATTTCCGCCTACAGAAATATGCGCTGCACCACCAACTGCAACCACTCTCAAAACACTAGATTGTACTGAAAAAGCAGATGAAGTTGATGCAGCACCTGCAGTAAATGTAAATGAGGAACCCGCCCCAACTGGTCTATGAGCCATTATTTTTAATAATACACTTTTAGTTATTTATTAATTTATCTTTGTTCAATCCAGTTCAGAACTGCAAGTGCCTTTTTGTTAGTATTAGGACTTGCACAAACAAGAGTGTAAGTATCACTGATTGTTCCAATACCACTTCTACCTAACTGAAGTGCTGCTCTAACATCAAGATCAACTAGAGTCCCACCACTACCACCAATCACAAAACCACTCAAAAGATCACTTCCACCAGATACTGCTGTTTGAGTAATATTATACTGCATAAAAGAGTTTGGATCGGGATGATCTACCCAAGTTCCTCCAGTCAATGTTGCATTTTGTAAAAGTTGCCAATAAACATTCGTATTATCATTAGTTGCTGCCTGTAATGATCTCAAAAGCATCACACCAGTTAGGTTATTAGACTTTAGACGAATGCTTATAATTGGATAGAATGTATCTGAAGATGGCATCGTTGTCCCTGTGATGGGATTTGATATACTCAAAAGAGTTCCAAGTTTCTCTGGTTCTCCTTCCTGAATCAGAGAATTAGAACCCTGATACATGTAATGAGTTCCTGCAACACCTGTTATATTTTCTATCTCAAGTCTAATCGGTAAGAATGGAGTAGAACACCACACTCCTGGATTTGTATTTGAGTTCTCAAAAGTATGGGATGCAATAGTCTCATTCTTCATCAACCAAGCAAATTCTATAATGCCAGCACCATACCATTCATAATTGATGGAAATCATTTGTTGTTTTGTTGGATCTGCAGTCACTCCAGTCCAACCATTTCCATCAAACTTTTCACCATTCCAATCATCCCTGTATACTCTAGTTTCTGTAACAATTCCAGTTACACTACTGCGAATTACATAAGAATATGTTCCTCCATCATCCTCAAAATAAACACCGTTGTTTTCATCAAACAATCCAAATCTTCTGCGAATACCTACCTGTGGAGTATCAAGACGAATTGCAAATGCAAGAGTTGCTCCTCTACCAGGAATGTATCTCATTACATTCTTGGTTTGACGAACAATTTTACTACCAGCAGTAGAACCAACTTGCATGATTACATTACTGGCATTTGCATTAAATGTTGCAGTTCCAACTCCAACTATTCTTTCATCCCATACATCAGTCTCTTTACCATACTGGAAGGTGTTAAAAAATACTGTTTGATATGGAGATATTTTAAATCTGTTGTTGTTAGTGAATTGAGGTCTCCAGTCCGTCTGGTTTCCCCAGTGATCTGCGATGTTGAAAACCTCAAAGAGACTTCTTTCTTGATTTAGAAAGTCTTGTGTATTCTTATTCCACTGAGCCATTATTAATCAATCCATTCCAACTTTGATGGGTGATATCTTTTTGCGTTTCTAATATTGAAATTCTTTTCAGTTACGGGATAAATCTGATGAACAACTGCTCCTGGATAATCTCCCTGAAGTTGTTCTCCTAAATCTCTTTTAGATGGAATTCCACTTTTAGTAACTAATTCCATTCTATATAAACTTCCTTGCCACAAAACATCTGCAACATACTCTTCTCCAACCTGTTGTGGTGTTTCTGATTGGGAGTTAATGTAAAGATTTCCGTTAAAGTCTCCGGAAATATTTACAGATTCTGAGATGAATTGTTTGAAGGATTTCATTCTTCTTCTATTTCCTCTTCTGGTTCGCTATTAAACATTGAGTTCGCCACTTCGGGTCTAAATTCATCAACCTTTTCTGCAGCTTTAGCGAATAGAAGGTCTTTGATTTTGTCACTAATTTGTGAAGGTGCCTCATCTGAGACAATCATATCCATTAAATCATCCATAGTTATAAATGTAATCAGTAATCGTTTTTATTTATATCTCCCCACCCTTAGGCATTTCTGCAATTTTTCCACTTGCTTCAGTTGCTTTTCCTTGGGCGTCCAAGTTTGGTTCCATTACTGGTTGACCCAAATCCATTCCCGATGCTTGTTGTCCCGAATCCAGTGGCATACCTGTCATTGGATCTACGGGAGCATTTGGATCTGGAATAACTCCATCCTTAATTTCTTTCTTGATGATTTTATCCTGCTCTAGAATTTCCTCATCGGTTTGGCGAAGAATTTTACGTCTTACATAATCTTGAGAGAAATATTTTCCAACGTATGGCTCAGCAATTTGTACCATACCAAGTCTTTCATTCAGCAACTCTGCATCCTTAAGTTCCGCAAAATGATTATCATACAAGAAGTCATATTGGATATGTTCGTCCATTCTATTCCAATCTTCTGGGGTAATGATATTTTTTAGGATTAATTGAGTCCTCAACATATCACTAAACATATAAGAAAATCTTTTTCTTAAACGAGAAACAAATTTGCTGAACTTAACTTCATCTCTTAGAATTTCTGAAGAACGACCAAGATTAAATCCACCCTCTCCATCCATTCTTGAAGGAGGAACATTTAGAGAACGATAAAGTTTCTTTTTAAAATATTCAATATCAGTAATCTCTCCAAGATTCTGACCTCCAGGAAGTGTAGAAATTTCTGTACCTCTACCCCCTTCCCTTCTTGGAAGCCAAAAATCTTCAAGCATTGCCATGAATTTCTTATCATCACGAATTTCTCCAGTGTTTGCATCATATACTTGTTTGTTACGATAACGCATCATTACATCACGGAGATATTGTTCTGCCTTAACTTTTGGAAGATTGCCTACATCAATATAGAAAATTCTACGTTCTGGAGCACGAGATAAACGATAAATTACCAAAGAGTCTTCAATCATTCTTAGTTGATTGAGTGACTTGATTGCCTTATGGAGATATGAAAGAGTTGATCCTTTATTTCTATCAACAAGACCAGAAGTGCAATATGTTACGGAATCTTTTGTCATTTTGATTCCAGCATTTGAACCACCAAGAGTTCCAGGTGCTGGAGTTCCTGTTGGATATGTCATCTTTGGTTGATAGACGAAATACTCATCAATTTCTGGAAAATCGAAATCCATTGGATTATCGATATTTCTATTTGAAATTCTTAATCTATCATCTTCCTTTTTCTTTGCCTGACGTACATAACGCATTTTCATTGCGTCAATGTATCTTAGTTCTTGAATTCCTTCGTGAGGATTTTTTAGATCTATTACTTTATGGTAGTATAATCTACCATCAACATACCAATTCCTATAGATTTCGTGGGATTTCTTATCAAAATCTAAAAGTTCTAAAATATACTTAAATTCTTCTCTAATTTTTTTCTTAATGCCATCGCTAGCATTGAGATTATCCAAGTCAATCTGAACTGGACTATCGTTAGTATCTGATACAATAGCCTCATTTACAATATCTTCAATGGCACTATCGCACTCTGGATGAAGTGCCATTTCGCGATACCTTTTAATAAGGTCAAACTCTGTTCTATATACTCCCTCAATATCTACATATGAACCAAAAAATCCACTAGTTAAATAGTGGTCAACCCCGTCCTCCTTATTGGGAGGAACGGGGGATACTGAAGTTGGCGATAATGGTTCATTATCTTCAATAGAAAAACCAAAAAGTTTTGCCATAATTTATTTGATACTTTTAACTTTAGACTATTTATTATGCTTCTTCAGTACTAGGAGTCCAGTATTGAACTTGGAAGTCAACGGTGAACTCTTCAATAGTATCGGAACTATCATAAGAAAGATCAATTGCAGAAACGCTAGTTGGGAAAATATCAAAGAATTTATAAGTTGCTGCAACTTGAAGACCACTTCCAAAAGGAGTATTCTTTCCAGTGGTGCTCTTAGATCTCTTAAATTGCTTTACGAATGCATCACACATGTAGTTTGCTGGGTTTGAAAAACCACTGGCGTCACCATACTGTCCGATAGACTGCATCCACTTTTCCATAGCATCACGGATTTCAAATTTCTCATCATTAATAATGGTAACAGTCCAAACATCAAATGTTCTATCACCTGCAACCTTAAAGATTCTTCCTCTAAAAGGTACATCAATTGAACCAATATTGGATGCTGGAAGTGCAGCAGCTTTACATAGAATTGGGAAGTTGTTAGTTAAATTGATTCCAGAAGGCGGAGTTGGAATAGTTACCTCAAATAGATTGGGCCTAGCGCCTCCGCCAATGAGTGCTGATTTGAAGTCCTGAATGTTGTGTGCCATTTTTTAGTTCCTCCTAGGTTTTGTTCTATTTAAATCAAACTGTACCAGCTACTTCTTCAAAACTTACTCCAGTTCTGGTTGCAACAAAAGTAAGAGTTACATAGTTAATTGATTTTGCAGGTTTCAGGAAAATATCTGCTCTAAATTCATTGTTATCAATAACGTCAGGAGTATTGTTAGAAGCATCACAGACAACTAGGAATCCATACAGACCTCTCTTTGCCTGAACATCGCGGAGATATGGTTCAACGATGTTTCTAAAGTTAGCTCTAGTGATCTCATCGTTCAGTTCAAAGAGTTGAGCCTCTGCACTTCTTTGGAGTGCTTGCTCGATCGTTAGGAATAGACGGCGAACATTGATTCTATCAAATGCTGATGCATACCCCAAGGCAGTCTTATCACCAAAGAGAAGAATGCCTAATCCAGGTTGATTAATAACAGCATTAATTCTTTGTGGATATAGTTGATCTCTTTGAGCTTTATTTGGATTGTATGCTAACTTAATCGCATTATTAAGAATACCACGTTGTTGTCCTGCGGGGGAGAACCAAGGATATGCAACAATACTAGTTCTAACCATCAATCCAGCAATATCTGGGTTACAGGGAATATAGCGGAACTTATTGTTGAATCTATCGTAAGTATACTTATATCCAGAATCAAACACTGCATAAGATGAAGAAGAAAGTGGGGAGAAGAACTCAAGAACGTTGTCTGTCTGAGTATCTGCATTTGTAATATCAACAACATCTGCACGATGTGGTGAAATTACGGCAACACAATCTTTTCTAGAATTTGCGATTGAAATCAGATGATTTGCTTTTGCTTGAGATTCAAACTTGTTAGGCATTCCAGGACCCATGATCAAGTAATCAACTTGAATCTCATCTCTGTTTGAGAACAGATTGTAAGCAGTAAACAGGTCTCCCAGAGTTGCTTGCATTCCAGTTCCATTATCACCATAGTCCTTACCACCGCTTAGATTGTAAGTAACATTTCCAAGAGCACTGAAAGTTATGTCTTGAGTTGGTTTGTTCCAAAGACCTTCAGAATTGGTGAATTCAGTGAATGCAGTAGAGAATCCTGTTGCAACAACTGGTTCGTTTACATTTAACTCATCGGATGGATTGTCTCCAACATAAACATAGTTTGAGTATGTTGCAAGATACTCTTTCCACCAAATTCTCTGTGGAGCACTGATTGCAGACACTGCATCAGATGCTTTAGAAAGTCCAACGTGCTTTTCTACTAGATTTCCTTGAATTCCAGTAACGGTTCCAGTGTCATCAACAATAACTACGTGAATTTCGTCACTCTTACCATTTCTGTTTGCTGCATACTGTGATGTACCTGGTTTTGGTGCAATTGAGCTCCAATAAATTGCAGTGTTTGTTAGAGATAGTGTTTGCTCGTTGTACCAGTCCTTAATTGGTGCGGTTCCGGTATTAATAGTAGCAAAAGTTGTTCCAACACCCGCATTAGTAATTAAGTTTACAACTAAATTTCCACCACCAGTTGCTGGCTTAAATGATCTCAGGCGTGAGTTTGGAGCGTATGTGATGGTGGTTGTTGTATTATTTGTTGAAACTAAGGAAATGACTTTTACATCAACCGTATCTGTTCCAATACCAGTAATAATTCCCTTCAGATATCCATTAAAGACTGAAGTTGTACCAACACCTGCTGATGGAACATCAACAAGCGTTGTTGTGATACCCATACCTACAGTTGCCAAACTTGCAAAAGTTGGACCAACTTTTAGGATTTGGTCTGCTTTGTCGTCAATAACACAAACTTTTAAATTATTAGCCCAACGACCTGGGTTTTTTGCTGCAAAGATATAATTAGCAATATCGTCTGCATAATTCGCCTCATAATCATCGAAGTTCTTGATTTTGAGGGTTGGTTCACCTGCAGTAGAAACTCCAGCAGCGTTACGGATTGCATTAGCATTTGCCAGATTTGCACCATCTACTCTTGCAACCTTTAGAACACCACCGTATGACAAGAAGGATGATGCACTCATCCAATACTCATATTGAGCGTCTGTTGAGATTGGCTTACCAAATGTCTTGATTAGTTCGTTCTCTGTTGTAATATCAATTGCATCCTCAACGGGACCAATTGCAAAAGGACCAGCAATCGCTCCAATATTATCTAATACATTATCAGCTCTTCCTACAGTTAGATCAACCTCCCTTACAAGTACACCGGGAGATAATTGAGGAGTCGCCATGTTTTTCTCCGTAATCTCAGTTAACTAAAAATTATTTATTAAAAACTTACTTTACGTGGGAGGAAACATGACGTGAATGCAATTTACCAGTCAGGATAATCAAACTCAGAGAAATTCTTTACTGTCTTTCTTCCTTCAGTGATTCTTTTTATCGTACATTCCTTACACTCATATGAATATGAAGATGCTACAGGACCTCTATCTTTGCGGGTTCTATAAAACTCTCCAATTAAGTTTTTAATCTCCCCACATACTCTGCATTTTCTATCAGCAAGTAAAAGATGACCTAACCTTATTTGTTTATCTAGTTCCATTAGGATAAGTATTCCCACATATAAGCACGATCTCCATATTCATCCACATACCATCTATCCCCATCACTATCAGTAAAACTTGTCTCATCTATACCATCATTAATAAAACCAAATGGAGACATATCCTGTTCTATTTGGTTTTTTTGTTCTTCGTATAATCTTTTTCTTACATCCTGATCGGTAAGTTCTTTAAAATAATCTTGCGCCACCAACCATGCATATATTACTAAACACATTGCAAGGTCGTCATTACATCCTTCTTCAGCCTCAAAGGAGTTATGTTTTTGAATGAATGTTGTAAGTTCTGAAATGATTTCATAATCATTGAGAAAGAGTTTACTTTCTTCAATCATTGTCTTGAGATTTAAGCATCCAACTTTTTTCACAGTCTTAGACATCTTAACGCCAAGTTGGGTTTTCTTTCCTGAAAATCCCTGACCGACAATCTGACCTGCTCTACCTCTCATAGAACACATGAGAAGATTATTATATTCCAAGTCATATTGAAGAATACTTGCTACTTGATCTCCAACATCATTTACCTCACATAAAATATAAGCATTATTGTATGCTGTTGCTGCCTCATGAATTATGCTTGGAAAAAGCATAGGTTTAATTTCATTGTTTCTATACTTCGCAACTACTCTATGTGGGAATTGTGTTATATCAATAATAGTAAATGCGGAGTAATCATTCCCAACACCTCTAGCAACGTCTACAGTGATGAGGTAATCATGATTCTCCTCAGGATCCACATAAACGTCCAAACCCGCGCTACGGGTCTTGGGGGCATCGTATACGAGGGTTCTGAGTTTAGATGGTGCAATAAGAGTATCAACAGAACCTAAGAATTCACATTCAAACTCAACCTTGAATTGTTGATCGGAAGTGTTTGCAATTGTTTGCTTTTTCCACTCCTCATCTCTTCCTGGTACTTCACTCCAATGAACGTCCGTGAAGACGTATTCATTTTTACCTTTTTCTGCATCGTGCCACATTCGGTAGAAATGATTCATACCGTGTGGAGTAGAAACAATTATAACTTTGGTTTGTTTACCTGAAGTAATTGTTGGATAAACTGATGCAAAGAATGAGTCTGCAATGTGATTGGGAACGAACGCAAATTCGTCCAAAAATAGAATATTGAATGACATACCACGAACTGCAGAAGCAGAAGTAGAAGCAGCCAAGATTTTACTTCCATTCTCCAATTCCAAGGAACCTTTGTTCCAGGATATGATTCCTTGTTGCATCCACTTCGGTAGATTTTCATAAGCAGTTTGCAGTCTGTCTAAGAGCTCTCTTGCTGTTGCTGCTTTGTTTGCAAGAATACCAATATTCACATTATCATTAAAAACTGCATAATGTAATAGAAAAGATACGACAGTTGTTGATTTGCCAGTCTGTCGTGGCATCTTGCAGATATTAAATCTATGATTGTGGAAATTATTAATTAACTTCTCTTGAAAATGATATGGTTTGAATGTTTGAAGACCATGATCCAAGGTTACAATTTTTACATAATTATTTGCAAAGTAAACTGGGTCGTCTTTACATCTTACAAATTCAAGAATCTGTTCTTGAGTAAATTCGATAGGTGTATTCGCTTTTTTTAAAAGCGGATTACCAAGATAAACATCATTTGACATAATAAAACCTACTTATTAATTACAGTTCCAACGACGAAGTGCTTTATTAATTCTTGAATCAGGATCTCTTGCAGTTTCTGCGGATGTGAGTCTTTTTTTCATTCCAGACATACGACTACAAAAAGACTTGCGGCGGTTTGCTCTTTTACCCTCTGGATTTTTTTCTGTTACTGCAGTTTGAAGTTTTGAACCTGGATTTTCCCTACGATATGCTTTAACTGCCGCTGGACTTAATCCATCAGTTTTATCTTTGCGATTTACTTTCTGCCAATCTTCATCAATTTCAACTTCTTCGCCCATTGGTCTTACATAATTTCTATTTGGTCCTAGTTTGGCGACACTGCCCCCCTGAGGTCCAAAAGTCTGAATAAGTGGTTGTCCTGGTTGAATTTCTGAAACAGCATGATGTACAACTATCGAACCTGGATAAACTTTTTGAATTTCATCATTGATTTCTTTTCTGGATGGGGTCTTCACTTGGGGGAAAAACATTTTAAGTGAATAATATTTTCCTCTCCAGGAAAGAGTTGCTGCAATGACATTCCCAGTTTGAGATTGGAGTCTTGTTGCCTCATTCATTTGAGATTTAAATCCTTTGATTGGATCTGGTTTAATTACATCCATAACTTCAATGAAAGTTTTCCCATTTAAGTCTTCTATTGTTTGTTCTGGTACACAATTTGGAACTGCTTTTTTACCCTTCTTTTTCATTCCAACTTGCTTATACCCAGACCAACAATCCTCATCAACTTCATGCTCTCCACTATCAAGGTAATCTGCTGCAGTGTCAATATAATCTGCTGCCTTTGTAATCTTTGATTGGACCCATGCCTCAATATTTCCCTCACCCTTTCCAACTTTTGCTTGCAATCTTTTCACAGCATTCGTAATAGTTTGGAGTTCTCCACGAGCCATAGAGTATTCTTCATCCTTAACAGAAACCTTGTCCCATGCCTTCTCTCCATATGAACACTGAGATCTTGACTCTCTTTTATCGCACAGTGGGCAATATCTTTCTTCTTCTTTCACGATTTCCTCCGATTTGGTTCCCCAGTTTGCAGCACCAACTTTGCGACATTTCACAAGTGCCCCAGATGCATATGCACTAGGCCAGACGGAGTATCTTGACTTTACTTTATTGTAGCAAGCATCCTTTTCGCCACTACCTTTACCTGGTTTGTCCTTTACTTCTTGTAAGTCCATTTCTTCAGTTCTAACATTTGTTGGTTTTGCCCCACTAGATTTCTGTGGTTGATTTGGGTCTTGAATATTCTTTCTACGTCTTGCTGCTTCTTCCTCACCTGCCGAAAGTGACCTTTTCATTTTAGAACTTCCGCACTTTGGAGTGGAAGTTTGTCCGGGTTGGCGAGCGCATGGTTTACCTGCCCATTTTCCGCCAAGTTGAACCCACCCCTTTTTATTGTCAGATGACTTTGACTTGCCAAACCAATCATGCAAACCTTCATCACCGGATTTAGTTTCTTCCTTTACATCTTTAAATTTTTTATGATGCTTTTTAGCATCTGCCTCCATTTTTTTCAGACGAGTGTAATAGTCTGGTATTTCATCTAGATGTTGAAGAGCAATATCCATTGCAAGTTCATGATCTCTTGTATGTTCATGCTCAATAGGTTCTCCCATATCAAGTTGCTTCTGTATGAAAGAAACATCAAGACGATGCTTCTTTGCAATTTGTTCAACCGTTTTATAGGACTTCAATTTTGGCATTTAACTGCAGAACATCTTTTTATATTTATTATTATAAATCTCCCTGAGTCTGCTGCTTCAATAGTTTCGCTAGTTCTGCAGTTGAACCTACAAAAAGAGCATTATTTACTGTAGTTGGACCTTTACCAATCTTTTCCTCTTCAATATCTTTAAGTTTCTTTTGAAGATCCATTAACTTATCGGTAGCATCTGCAACATTCTTAATCAACTGACCCGCAACTTCATATGCCCTTGGCATTTCACTTTCTTGTGCTAATTCTAAAATTCCGTTGATTGCCTCTTGACCTTTTTCTATGATTGAATATAAGTTTCCTCTCGTATATTCATAATCCTTTTTAACATCATCCATTGCTGAAGATATTTTTTCAAACTTCTCTACTTCGGATTTATTGTCAATAGGTACTATTTCACTATCAACATTGAAAGCATCGTTCAACTTGTCGAATTTTTTTGTCATTTTCATGCTACACTACCACTGAATCCAAAATCATCTCCTTCTTCTACTAGAGCATTATCTGCATCAGTAATTGATTTAATAGGAGCTCCTGCTAGATGTGAAGTTATAGTTGTATTATCTTTTCCTCTTTCCACCGTTATTGTATTGCCAGATTTTGCTTTGACATACAACTCTTCTCCTTCCAAGTCAATATAAGTATCGACCGAGATTGAAGATGCATTATTTACTTCAATTACAAAATCTCCAGTTCCAATATCATTAGTTAAGTTTGTTAAAATAGTTCCAGTATAATTTCTAATAGCTCTAGGTTCCGCAGAATATACAATATCTCTAGATGGAGTTGTTGTATAATCTCCAGCAATATATCCAACAGAAGACTTTTTGATAATATCCTTGGTTGCGGAGGAAAGTGGTCCAAATAGATATGTTTTTGCAGTAAATCTTAGTGTATAAATCAAAACCCTTCTTGTATTAAAATCACCCTCATAATCATCCTGCATCGTAATATTCTCAAGAATTACAGGAATATCTCTTTTTTCATTAATCGTATCAACCAGATTAACTGTCATAGTGTATGCTGGTTGAAAGTATGGTAAAATTTGCTCTACAATTTGAAGTGCATCGTCATTGAGTTTTGACATAATACTTAATTCAAATTGCATATTATATGGGACGGGTAAATATGCCTTTTTAATTTCAGTCCCATCTTGTGCTGATTTTTCAGTAAAATATTGAGTAGTTGTGGATTTTCTAGTCGAATCATATGTTAATCCAGTAAATTCAAATGACATTCTTGGTAATGTAATTTGAACTGGTTTATTGAGATTTGGTGATTGGTTTAATCTTGCAAGGAATTTTTGAGTTGGCCCATATGCCAAAGGAACTTTAATTACACTAACTACCTGGTCTGAATTATTTGTATGTCTAATTTCTATATTATTAAATAAAGAACCAAAAGAAATTACAGTCCTTCTTAATATTTCGTTGTAAAAATATTCAAACATGATACTGAGTTGTGGTATTACTATTTAACAATCTGTTGAAGACTATTTATCTCTTTATGGCATTCCAAATGGATTAACTTCACTGAAGTCTATAATTTGATCTGCCTCGTCCTCAATCTCATTATTTGCAGCATACCCATCATCTGCAATTCTAACATAATCATCAACTGTCTTTAAATAGTACGATGCACTAGATGCAGATCCTACTATGTTCTCTCCGACAGTGAACTTACCGGTAATTTGAGATACTTGAAGAACTCTGGTCGTAGAGTTCCAAGATTTTACTCTTGCAGTTGTACTACTTGATGAACCAACAACAACTTCATTTAAAACAAAGTTTCCTGTAGACGTTAGGATTGGATTTCCTATCGTGATTGTAGGAGCAATTGTATATCCTGCACCTGCGTTAGTGATGCGAATGGAAGTAATTGAGCCTCCTGTAGAAACAACTGCTGTCGCTGCCGCAGATACTGTAGAAACTCCAGTGAACGTAATCGTTGGTGGAGTTATATAACCAGAACCACCATTAGTTACTGTAATTATTCCAACAACACCACTTCCTATGGAAGCGATACCAGTAGCTCCTTTTCCACCACCACCTATAAATCTTACTCCAGGGGCAACTGTATATCCAAATCCGGGGTTTGTAATCTCTACACTTTGTACCGAAGATGCATTTGGTGAAACATTTTGGTTACATACAACAATATCATCAATCATTAATGCAACTGCAACTGCAGTTTTTCCTCCTGGCGGTGAGGATGATATTCCAACAGTTGGGGTAATAGTGTATCCCCCACCTCTATTAGTAACTTGAATATATCTAACTCCACCATTAACTACTGATGCCAATGCGGTTGCAGTGACTCCCGCACCAACCATTGTTAAATTAAACACATTTCCAATAGGATTTTTATCTCCATCAACTGAATCAGTACCACTAACAAGACCATCTATTTCATCAATATCAGTGTCAATAAGTTCATCCTCATATCTAAACAGTTCGCACTTAAGTTGATATGTATAAAGACCTTGAAGTTGATAAAATGGTTTTTCGTGCTCTACAAATTTAATTTCAAATAATCTATTACCCAATGGAAAATAAATTAAATCACCTTCTTTTGGTCTTGATGATAATTTGATATTTGTTTGGTTTTGAATAAGTGGTGAAATATAGTTTTTAAATCTTTCTCTTGAAATTATCAAATTGACTTCATTTAAAGCCTGAATTCCAAACTTTGAAAGGATTGTTGTGTTGTCACCATATCCTTCATAGTTGTCTATGTAAGCTTCTATTGGATATGCATTATTAAATTCAGATTCAATAACTTCTCTAATAACTGTTTTTTCTGTAATAAAACTTCTTGGAATATAATGCACGTCAATGCCATACATCCTAAGTTGTTCGTTAATCAAGTCCTGGATAAGCCCTTGTTCTGATTTTGAACCTTGCTGAAAAAATGGATTTAACATATCTTACCCAATCATGTCGAATGGTGGAAGTTCGTATGTATTCGACATCTTTTCCATCAAAATATCAATTTCTTTCTGGGCGTCTTCATACATTTGTCTTCCATTTAATTCAACTCCACCTGGAAGTTTAACACCAGTAAATTTCATCATATTTTGCCCCCACTGTCTCTTAATTAGTGAGGTTAGATATGGTTTTAAGAAAGAATCGTTCCAGACCCTTGAATAATCATTTGGGTCTAAAGTTGAGTAACAATCAATGATGATAAACTCACCTTCTCTAACCGAAGACCAATCAATATCCAAATATAGTCTATCTTGTCTTTTGTTGAATCTGATTTGCTTCTGAGTGTTTAGTAAAAAATCCAAGTCTTCCAAGTAAGTTTTAACCATTGCATAACTTAATAACTCAACTGCACCCCAATAGTAAACATCATTCAAAAATAGTTGATATTTTACACTAAACATATTATGTGTTATAGTGTTTGCTCCATCAAAAGTAAAAATTTTATTAATTCCAATTATATTAGGTGGAACTTGAAGATAGTTACTATTCTCATAGTAATTGAAAGTCGTTGAAGTTCCTGAAATATTTGTTGTTACGCTAGTGCTTGCTATACCAACACCATTTTCTATTCCACCAGAGTGCCCTGCTCTTCCTCTATCAATATCACTCTGAGTTAGTTTGTACTTATAGAATGTTGGATATACCCCATCAAAATGCCTTTCTTGAAAAAACTGAATAGCATCATCTACCAAATCTTCAATTTGCTCGTCAGCAACGTTTATTTCTAAAACTGGCGCTCCCAGTTTTCTTTTACAATAATCTATTAATTCTTGTCTAGTAGATGGTTGCGCCATTATTCAGTCTTTTTAAATATTTATGAATATGCTAAACCCATTTTGAAACAACTTCTTGTTGCTTCAAATATAACTTTATGTACGATTTTGAATATTCTTTAAGAGTTTCTAAATCATTAATACTATCAATATCTCTAGCAAGTTTTTCATATTCAAACATTTTATTGATGTCCTCTAAGACTATTTTATTTGGATCCATCAATTAAACTCCTTAGTAAATTTTTAATGTCAGTTAAATCATCTTTCATATCACTCACATCAGATTCTAACTTTTTTACGCGATTTGCCTCATTTTCTTTTATCTGTTTCAATTTCATATAATTATTGTATTCTTTCATATCAATGTTTAAAATTGCTTGTGTATTTTGATCTCTAACCAAATTATTATAATCTTTTACTTTAAGGTAGTCCATATCATGCTAAACAAATAACTCTCAAATCTTTTACTCTTGGGGGGAAAGCTTGATTTGTGCCAGCACCTATTAATTTAATGCTAACATATTTAAAAGAAGGTAATTTTGAAATACTGAATTCATGATCTTTAAAAACAAGTTCATGACTTTCATATCCAAGAACATCTGTTTTTTGAACTTTTTCATCTGAAGTTCCATCACTGGATGCTCTAAAAAGATCGATATCAGAGGCAAATCTGTTAGAATAACCTGGGAAAGGATAATAAATCAATTCTTCATTAGGATTATTTTTGATAGCATATAAACATCTTAAATCACTGTACTCATTAATATATGCAGAAACTAGAACTTTTATAGAAGTTGCTGGAATTTCTAGTTGAATAGGATTTGTAGCATATACAAATGATGATGGGTCATCATTTAGATTTGAAACTCTATCATCAGCTGCGTAGTTTTGGATAGGGTTATTAATTCTATTAGTCACAAAAATCATTGAAGTTCTATCTAAGTCAATAACAGGAGAAATAAATCTATTTGTTGTTTCTAAAAATAAATTAACTGTTAATGATTTATTTCCGAAAAAGTCGCTACTCGTTTCTAGGAACTGAGTTTCATTTTCTTTAGAACAAATTAATCTTGGTGAATCGAAATAATTATTTTTATTCAAGTCAATTTCTTCAAATCCCTGGTCTAAGAATGAAGATTCTAAACCATCCACACTTGTTCCGGATACTGTTCTAACTCTAGCAGAAACATCAGTTCCATTTAAAGTAAGTGCCTGAATTAGTGGTCTTGCAACTTCAAATTGAATATTTTGAGTTGCTGTTATTTTATTTCCACCAGTTAGTTTTGTATCATTAATGAATAATTTTGGAAATGAAACTCCTACGCTTCTATCGACTTGTCCTTGTGGTAACGCTGCCGTTTTTCCTGATGAAGATGTGTCAATCTTTATTGTATAATAATCAAAATCTATAGAATCTGTAATCGTAGAATCCTGAAGTGTATGTGTTTTATTGATTCTTCGCAGAGAGATTCCATTTAATTCATATTTAAATACTTGAGTTCCTGCAGTATAACTAAAAGCATTAGTTTGATCTATTTCTCTTGTTATTCCTGTTAATCTATTTCCAACTATTCCTTGATATGCAAGAATTTCCCTACCGATCATCAAATATCCAGGATTTGTGCTACTAATACCAACATTCTCAAATATTCCAAAGTTAGTGGTTGAATCTACAATAAGATCTGCTGTAGAAGTTTTATCATAATTTCCTTGCAACTTGACTGGTTTAATGTCTGGCAAAACGTCCCTTATTACTACGTTATTTTCTTCAGCGTGCATTCCATGATTTCTGTGATTTACTTTTATATGTAAACCATCAGATTCGATTTCAATTCCATCAGTTTGAATAAAGACTCCTCCACTATTTAAGAAGGTCGTTATTCCTGAACTATTAATATACTGGACCGTATTTCCCACACCAGTTACAAAGTCGCCTTGAACGTTATCTAGGATTAATTCGTTTATTCCCGATAACGTTTGAACTGACAAGAGCATATTTACACCAATATCATTTTGTCCGAGTTGTGATATTGTAAGTACATCTCCGTCACTATATCCAGTTCCTCCGTTAGATATTGTCGCAGCAACTGCTACTCCATCAGTTATTGTTATATCTACAGTTGCATTTTTTCCTTGTCCGGTGATGCTTGTCAAAGCAATGCCAGTATAAACTAAACTACCTGCAGATGGAGTGTATCCAATTCCTGGATTAATGATCGTTAAGTTTCCAGAAGCAATACCGGCAGAATCTACATAATTGCCTGACGCATTACTCCCCAACTGAATAATAGTATTTCCTAATTTTAAATTATTATCTTGAACTGTGCTTCCCAAACCAACTCTAATTCTTTTTGAGTTGAATTCGAGTGGATTTGGAATCAAAGTTGCAATTTGACCGTTTGCTCTACTTAAATCTGGATTATAAAAATTAAAATCTCCGAAAGCAGTTGTAAAATTAGCTCTATAAAGAGTAAATTTTAAATCCTCATATCCACTTTCTGTCCAAGTAGATCCATTTTGAGATTTAAACAATCCGCCGGATAATGGTTGTTTAGTAACTAAAACTTGCTTGGATTCTAGACCATTTAAACTAGTAACATCAACTTCATTTAATCTAGAAACCCAAAGACTATAAGTTGGTAGATTCGCTAAAACAACTAGTGCATGAAATTTTTTTCCAGGCAAATATACTGGAGATGGAAAAGTGACTCTAGTTGGTATAGATGCATCGGCGGAAACTTGAATATTTTTGGGGTTAAGTACAACCTCACTAAAAGGAAAAACTTTTTGTGTTGGTAGACCAAGTTCCATTGGTCTAAGTTGAACTGTAACTGGAAGTTTTTTATCTTTCTCTGCAAAATACAAGTCTACTGAAGTAACAAAAACTCCGGCATCGTTATCAACATAAAATGATTGAGCTAATGGATCTACAACTTTCATTTTCTTGTGATTTTTTTTTATTATTTATTTTGCTTAAGCAAATCTATTTCCATTTTCAATTCTTTAACCGCCTCTATCAAAACAGGAATCAATTGTTTATAGTCAACTGACAAATATCCACTCTCTTCTACATTTACCATCTCAGGAAATTCTTTTTGAAGTTCCTGAGCTATGACACCATATTCAAAACCAGTTTTTCCTGTCAAATCTTTCATTTTGTCGTTCCATTCATAATATTTGCCATTGATATTGGATAATTTATTTAAATACTTCATTTTAAAAAATAAGATTCATCAACTTACTTAATGCACTATTTATAGAAACAATATTCTGCTTAAGACGAACATCACTCATACCACCCATTCCACCACCACCACCGCCGCCACCGCCCATTCCACCACCGCCACCGCCACCGCCGCCGCCACCGCCGCCACCACCGCCGCCACCGCCCATTCCACCACCGCCACCACCACCGCCGCCGCCACCACCGCCACCGCCGCCGCCACCGCCGCCACCACCGCCGCCACCGCCCATTCCACCACCGCCACCACCGCCGCCGCCGCCACCACCGCCGCCGCCACCGCCCATTCCACCACCGCCACCACCGCCGCCGCCACCGCCCATTCCACCACCGCCACCACCTCCAGATGGTGCTGGACCACCCATCGCACCACCGCCGCCGCCACCGCCCATTCCACCACCGCCAGACGGTGCTCCTCCCATTTGACCAGCAGTGCCAGTACTGACTCTGCTATCACTATCCCGCACTGCCACTTTATTATCCTTACCTATTACTGTTTTTTCACCATGTTTGATATTGCCGGTACTGACTTGAATATTTGCATTCTTTGCATACTCACTTTTGTTAATTTGATTAACAACTTTCTGTTGTTGTTTTGCAGTCATATCTGCATCAATTATTTTTCTCAGGTCTTTGGAAAGACCAGCATCTTTTGCAATTTCTTTTAGTCTGTTTGCACCACCATCATATAGTTGCTTAGTATTATAATTATAATAAACTGTAGTAGGTGGTGGTGGTGGTGATGGTTGGTTTGGAGAACTTACTGGTGGAGCTGGTGGTTGAGGAATAAACGATCCACCGCCACCACCGCCACCGCCACCACCGCCACCGCCACCACCGCCGCCATCATCAGATGGTGGAAACCCTGGGTTAAATGGATAATCTGGTTCGTTACCAGGTCCACCTATAACATTAATTACCTGAGTAATATTAGTTTCAACTCTTACTGGTCTTGTAACAATAACATTCTCCTGAACCATATTAACTTTACCTTCGGCATAATAATTCTCTTCTGCCGCCGTTGTATATGTACCAACAACTAGAGAATTATTTCTGCTACTTGTTAATCTAAAAGGTCTAGTTCCTGCTTGGAAAACGGGATTAACATCAACGTTTGGGTTTGGAATAAAAAATGAACCAATAACAACACCTTCATCATTAGTTACCAACTTAACATCAGTAACAACAGCCTCTGCTTTACTGGTAGAACCTCTTAATTTCATACCATTGGCAATGTATCCAAGAAAATCTGATGTTCTGTCGGATAAACTAAAAGTATCTACATTTAAAATAGTTGAGGTTGATGAATAATTTTCGGGAATTATTAAATTGGAATTATATGGATTTACATCAAAAATATCTTGGGGATTTGTATAATCCCCATACTTATGATTTTGTTTTGCCACTCTAAATCTAATAGTTGGCAAACTTGGGGAATCAAAAGAACCAATAACAGTTTCTGAAACTTGAAAGACTCCACTCGTCATTCTAATTTCAATTAGTTTTGGGACAACAAATGAATTAACATCAACTCCATTAAAAAATGCAAAAACCCTTGTCAAAGGTTTCATTCTTTTTGAAATAAATTCAATATTCCTGGACCTCATATAAGGTAGGATTTTAGTATCTAAAACCCTATCTCCAAAAGATACTGTTTTAGATACTGGTTCTTTATTAGGTGTTGGTGGTTTTACTATCGACATATTTTTTATTACCTACAATTTTACTATTAAGTAAATCGTTTATCTAAGATATTTTATTTATGATGGATGAACCTCTCAACGAATAGTACCCATTCTTGGACCCTTTATACCAAGTCCCATACCAGCACCCATGACTGAACCAGTATTGTTTGTTGGTTTACTGAGAATATTTGGATCCTTAATTTGTGGTTTTCCTCTTTCATCCCGTTTATTTCTGCCAGTTAATGGATCTTTTGTTCTATCAACCAAACCTTTTTTACCTTTTTCTATTTGTGTCCCAACTGTATTTCTAACTTTAATACCTTTTGCATATTCATATTCAAGAACTTGTCTATCTTCCTCAGTAAATACCGCTGGTCTCATTACTCCTGGTTTATACTTGCCCTTTAATTCTGCATATTTTGCGTCAGATATTATCGCACTACCCATGCTGCCACCGCCACCGAAGCCACCGCCCATTCCACCACCCATATTTCCACCAGTCTTGTCCTTAGATGGCAATATTACTGGGCCAGCTGGTAGAATTCTTTCTTTGGGAAATGGTTTTGCTGCAAGAGGTGGTGCTGCGGGTTGCTTAACTGGTCTTGGATTCACTGGTGAAGATATCGAATTTGCAGGGGATTGTGTCGCAGGTGTTGTTTTTGGTGGAGCCCAAGTCTCATGAGAATTCCAAGTAACTGGAGCAAGACCTGTTTGTTGGTCTGACTGTGTACTTTGTGTCTGCAGACTAGTTTCTGTATATGCGTCACCAATCTCCACAGTGTTTGCTTTCACCCTAACTTGATCTACCCATACGTCAGAAGATGGATATAAATCAATTGTTCCCGTATAAAAATCTTCGGCAAAGGGATTTACGCTAACTGCCCTAGTTGCATATGGTTGATTTAATAGTCTAACTTCTGTATAATCCAGAGTTACAAGTTGTCCTGTTTTTCTTACACCGGAGCCTATGATATTATTATCAACTCTAGCGTCAGCATTTGGTCTTAATGCTGGACTATTTCTATTTAATTTTATTCTAGATGTTGTTCCTAATTGCAAATCAAGTGAAGTCGTATAGTGAGTTGGTCTTAATTCCAAATTCTTAGTGTCTATGGAATTTTTAACAATTGTTGATTTATTTTGAGCGATTGTAGTTGAAAAATTATCAACAAAAAATCCAGATTTAAATCTATTTAAACCATTCTCATCAGTCACTGTAAAATTAGAAGCCTCAATTTCCAAAGCAGAAAGAGAAGTATAATACTCTAAATTTTCTATCCTACTTTCAAGTCTTCCAATATCTGCCATAGTATATCTTCTATGTTCTTTCAACTCAACTTCTGCAGTTTCGGCATTGCAAAGATAAGGTGGAAGATATACCGTCGCTAATTCTAGGGCATCGTCATTTGAAGTTGGAACCTGTGGAATTTCTGCAGGAATTCCATATTTTACATAAAATAAACCATTTTTATCCAAAAGTATCTTATCAATTCTTGGTAGGTAAAACGAATAAGTTAATAATATTGATTCGTCTGAAGCCAAAACATCTGATGCGGAACTACCTAAAGCGGTAATGTCTCTTCCCAAAAACTCAAATGGCGATCTTGTACCTTCTGTTGCTACTATTGATGACACTCTAGGTCTTATGTCAATAGTATCTGTACTTCTTATTTCACCATCTACTAGTTCAACCTCACAAAAATCAAACTGATCGTAAGAATTTGCTGTTGTTATATCTCCAGTATCTGAGAAAGAAAAACTTGCAGACTCAAAGACTACTTTTAATTTTCTTGTCAGTGTTTTTGTTGTATTTTCCCTGACCAATTTGGAATAATCATAAATCGTTGGTTTTTGATTACTATCAAGACGGAACAGAGTAGTTACATTTCTATCACCAACATCAACTGAAGAAACAGTCGCAGTAATTCCACTTTCTCTGAAAGTTATAGTTTCTCCCTCAATAAAAGTGTTTGAGTTTATATAAACAAACCCTAATTTCAAATCATTTATTTTTTCTACATAAATTCCAATTGCTTTGCTTGTACTACCTATAAACTCTTCCCCTACTAGTAGATCTCCAACTTTATTTGTTGGGCCATTTAGAGCAGTTAGTACTACGGAAGGTAAATCCGGAGTGTTTGTGTCATTTGACTCAAAAATTCCATATACTTTTGTAACATCTGGTTCAAGTAAACAAATTTCATTATCTTGCACTCTAGTTCCATATGGATAATTTCCATACACTAGTCCATCATTTAAGGTGGTTGATCCAATTCCAGAAGCAGATGAACTTGATTTGTCTATTACTAGAACTTTAGCTCTATTTTTATTTTTAATTTTAGACTTTACATTAATTTTTCTAAGGGTTGCAATTAGTTTAGCATTTCCATTTTCAGTAAGTCCTGTTACAACTAAAGACTTTGACCCATTTGAATAAACAAAATTTTCCTGTCTTAATGATTGTGTAGTACCATTCTCTGTTATTAAAACATATCTTTCCTCATCAAATGGTAAAAATGTTTCGTCCGTGTCTGCAGTTAAAGTCTGTGTTGACCCCTGGGTTATAAGAACATTAAATTGTTTTCTTATAGTTAAGTTTGTTTCGCTTAAATCGACACTTTCTACATTTTTTTTAGGAAGAACAGTGTATAAAGTATTATCAATAGAATTTTGAACGTTTGATGATAATACTTTAAAGTCTGATGGATTTATAGCAGTTGTTGGGAGAGCACCATCACATATTCCAATAACTGTTGTTACACCAACAATGGTTAGTGTTTTTCCAGAAACCGATTGAACTACAGCTAAAGTAGTTGTAGTTAATCCTGGGTTTGAAAATGCAACTAGATTTCCGGTAGTGACTATTCCAGTAAAAAAGTTTTCTGTGGAAGTTACTATTGAAGTTCCTCCGGATCTTGCTGATATGTTTACCTGATCTAGCTGCAGTGATACGACGGGAAGAGTGTCGCCTGAGAAAGTATATGCACTTCCTACAGTTCCATATACTGACTGAACCTCATTTATGTTATAACTTCTTGTTTTTTTAATTATTCTGTTGTTGTTTTCTCCATTAAAAATTAATTTTTCTCCAATAGAAAAAGTTCCTTTCGTATCATAAACCGTTAAACCCACACCAGCGGCAACAGAATATCGCAAAAATCCTGATGCACCACTTTGTCTACCTTTTACATGAACCGGTGCAGTTAGTGTTATGGGCTCATTCAAAGTTAACTCAGTATACATCTGAGTATCGTATAAAGATATATCCCACCTATTTTCTTGTGGTCTTGATGTAGAATATGAACCAGATTCTAGTGCGAAATCATAGACCCTAGATATGCCAATTTCTTTTCCTGCAGCGGTTGTTGGTGATACCCCCACCCTAGAATCTCTAAGTGTTATATAATAACTTGTACCAAGACCTATAGAAGGAGATCCATGCACCCTATTTAAGGTAAATGTTGCTCCAGTGGTATAATTTATACTCTGATCAGCTAATGTTTTTGTAGTTCTTGGTTTTTCTATATCAAAAAACCCAGGACTTATTGATTCAATTTCAAATCCTTTAACATAGGCTTTTGTTGGAGAAATTACATATGTCGCAAGACTTTCGCTTGGTTGATTATTTTCATAAGTTAGTTGATTTTCATTGAAAATACCATCATTACCCTTTAAATTATTTAAACTTTCTTGTAACGTAATTACTGGCGTATTAATATAATAATCGCCAGATTCATCATAAGTTCTTCTTGCAATTTCTTGTGCTAAGATATTATATTCTGGTTTACGGTTTAATTTGAGAAGTTTTCCATCTTCAATTTCCATTAAAACAATAAAATTACTTAAATCGGTACTGTCTGATGGAATTTGCTCTAATTTTACAAAAATTGATAATCTGTCAGCGCCTGGGGCGGCAAAATTGGAAAATCCTTGAGAGTTATCATTTAAAGTCTCATCATCATACGAATCTAGTATTCTTTCGTATATTCTAAGTCCAACTTTGCAAGTTGGTGTCGTCGTGTAAGGAGATACATATAATATACTCGTAGGAACTGATACAAAAAATCCTCTAATAAAGTAAATACCTTCTTCTAGGTATACAGCAGATCCCTTAAAAGTGCTTCCACCGGATAATGTTGTTGCAAATCCTTGTCCTCTTAATAGATTTAATTCTTCAATATCTTCTTCGTCATCATTTTCTATTGTTTCTGGATTTATTACAATAGTATCATCATCATCTACTAATAAATTTTCTCCGTCTAGAAATCTAGCTTGACCTACGGTAGATCCTGAAGCAAGGTATTTTACAAATAGTGTAGTATTAACTACGCCGTTTCCTTTTGCAATAAATTCCTGAATTACTGCAGTTACTCCACTCGTTTGTCCCTTTATCTGAGTTCCTACAAGGGTATCGAGGTAATAAGTGGAAGGTTTTCCCTGAAAATCATCTTCTAAAATTACGGCATTTAAATCATTTTTATATGTTATATTTCCCGGAATAACTACAGAACCTTCTTTGAAAAAATGATTTCCAAATTGTTCGATTTGATTTTGTAGAATAGACTGTAGAGTAGTTAATTCTCTTGCTTGTACTGGATATCCTGGTTTAAATAATACTCTAAAGAAGTTTTTTTGACTATCATAGTCATCATAATATGGTGATATGTTTAAATTAAGCTCTTGTGCCATAATTTTTTAAAACTGCAAAACAACTTTAATGTCTTCTCTTTGATTAATCGACCTAGTTATTGATGGTCTATTATCAATATAAATTATATCTCCAGAGTATTTCTTTACGTCTGGTTTTGATACACCATTAGTAAATACTTGACCAAGATAATATGTCCTACTATTTATGACTGTAGATATACCACTAAAACTTGTATCTATTCCCAAAGTAACGGATCCACCATCTATAATTAGTGATCCACCAGATGCGGGTGAAGAAGTAAATTTATTTAACTTAAACCCATATGTTGAGGAGGAAGTTCGTGAACCATCTGTATTAAATCCAACCAAAGACTTATCTTGCCAATATTTTAATACTCCAGTGATCTTATCATATGAGACCACTCTTCCAACTGCAGTTGATCCAATACCAATTGTTTGTCTAACTTGAGTATCTGGAAGAAAAACTGCTGTACTATATCCTATTCCAGTTAATCTTAATGCATAAATACCACTTGCTTTATCTGCAGTAAGATTAGAATCCGAATCTATATTTTTTGGATTTCTAACCAAACCAATCCTAGCGATTTGATTTCCTGTGGTAAAAACCGTGTTCTGGTCGCTATTCTCTATTCTAGAATGTAACAATACCTGATATGCACCCAATTCTCTATATATATCTGCTCCATGACCGCCATCTGGAGGAATGATTACATCAAAAGATGGAGTAATAGTTGCAGTTGGAACACCCCCCGCTACTAAATCTACAGTGCCATAAGTATATCCAGAACCACCATCTGAAACTGTTACAGAAGAAACTTTGGAATCACCATCAACAACAATAGTTACCTTCGCATCTGAACCATCTCCGTTAATTGGAATATTTGTATAAACCGCATTAGCAGTTCCAACACCAACACCACGGTTTTTAATCGTTACGATTTTTATTTGCCCACTTGTTGCGGCATTATTTCTTATGGATGCATTTTCCGTATTTGTTAACCAGTTTCTTGGTACTGGTATAAAATTTGCAGAATCAAATTTTAATATCTCATTTGGTTTTATTGTAAAAAGATATTTCCATATGTACCCATCTCCACTATCGCCCGCTATTCTTGGTTCTAAGTCGGTAAATGTTGGTTGATCCAAAGAAGGCCTACCAAGAAGATTTTCTGGATCTGTCCCATTATGTAAACATATATAAACTTTATAATCTTCGTTGACAACATAATAATTTGCGCCGTATAGATGAGTTGCTTCAGATGGTTTTGATGTGTTAGTTCTACTTATATCATGTCTATACATATCATAAGTTGTTCCAGACGACCAGACATTCTTTTTTACCACCTGTCTAGCGTCTTCACTAAATATTCTCTTCAATGCAATTATAGTATCCCAACAATCATCCTCCTGCTCGAAACTATCTTTTGGCGCAGGGGGACTAAAATCCCAGTTTTCGTTATAATTTGTTGGATTTGGTAGTCCAACAAATGAATAATAACTATTTTCTCCAGAGTCTAAATCTGAGATAAAATTGTTTGCATTTAAAACTCTAAACTGATTTGTTATAATCGCAGCCATTTTTAAGTTTTTTATTTATTTATGAGTTATACTGCAACCGTACTTAAGGTGCCAGCATCATCTACAATTAAACGGTATTGCGTACCATTGGGCGATGTAAGAATAATACCCTGAGATGTATTAATACCAACCTTTACATCACCTATAACATCAAGTGTTTTGCTTGGCGATGTTGAATTAATTCCAACTAAACCATTTGATGTTGTAGTAATTACAGTTCCACCAGTTCCAACATTAAAAGTAGAAGTTGATGTAACTATACCAGAAACATTTAGATTCTGATAAATTTCTACACCTGCACTATTAAATGTGGAATAATTAATCAATCCAGTTTCATCAGTTATTCTTACTTGCTTAGCACCCACTATGACTGGAAAATTACCAGAAATATCTCTTACATGACTGCTTCTACCACCAACCCATTCATTAGAAGCGTGATAAACTTTAAATGAATTTGAATTACCTAAATTTAATTCTTTGTCATCTATGAAAAATGCGTGATCGGAAAAATTGACATCATTGTTGAGATATAATGGTTGACTAAAAGTAGAAACCCCAGATACGCTAAGTTGGTTTGCAAAAAATGTAGATCCACTTATCGTATTAACAGTAGATAAAGTTGAAACTCCAGAAACATTGAGTTGATCTGAAGATAAATTTGTTACGGTGCAAGCAACTCCAGTGAAATTCGTAATAATACCACTGATAATAGACGCATTTGTAATATTTGAATTGGTTAAAGTACTGATGCCACTTGAGTTTATATTGGAAATTGTTAATTGGTTTGAGGTTAATACTTCAGTATCACCTATCTTATACGATTTATTCGATGGAATATTTATATTTTCGCTAGATTTTAATGATTCACTGCTGTAGTTCCAAAGGAATGTTTTTCTAATGTTAGTTGAACCAATACCAATACCTGAACCATCTAAAAGTAGATCTGTTTCTACAATTGTAGCAATTCCAACTGTAAAATCTCCAATAGTAATCTCTCCAGTAGAAACACTAAATTGAGATCCATCAACATAAAGATCTCCCTTTATTCTTAGAGATCCTGTATTATTACCAACTCCAGATGGATCAATAATAATTTCAGAAGGTCCGCTAATTGTGTTTTGGTTTATATTAATTGCAGAACCTTCGGAACCAACTGAAAATTGGGTTGATGTTATAATACCAGAAGAGATAATATTTGTATTTGAAATTGTTACTAGTGTAGATATGCCACTATAATTTAGATTTGATCCATCTAGATTGGATATAGATGCGTTTGTACTAGTTAAACTAGTTACTACTCCACTTCCAACATTTAGTGTGGTTAAAGTAGCCGCTATTCCTATTATATTAGCGATATTTCCATTTGTTATCGTAGCAGCAGACCCTGTTACTGTTAAATTTCCAAGAGTGCAATTTATAATATTTGCATCGGTACTATTAAGGGTTGTTATTGTCGCTGCAGTTCCTGTTAAATTCGTTACTGTTCCACTAGAACTATTAAGCCTTGTTATAGTACCGGCAGCACTTACTAAATTAGTTACATTATTATTTGTACTGGTTGAATTTGTGACAGTTAAATCCGTTCCAAAATAAGTTGTAATAGTAGCTGCAGTTCCGGTTAAATTGGTAATGGTGCTATTTGTATTAATAATATTTGCAATTGTACCAAAACCAGAGTTAACTTGACCGTTAAAAGTTACTGATGTCACAACACCAGTAAAACTTCCATCACCAGATACAGTCAAAGAACTGCTTGCATTTGTAGTTCCAATACCAACACTTAGTGTGGTGTTAATTCCGGTGGAATTTTTATTCCAAATACCAACGTTTAAAGTTGCACCATTTCCAAGAAAACTATACAACTCATTAAAATTACTATTAATTTTAATAGCACCAACTAATAGTGTATCACCATCACCAACATTGGGAGCAGAACCAGTATTTATCCCTAATTTTGCCATTGATAGATATACCTTTTTTAGATATTTATGAGTTAATTGTAGTCATTATATTTCAATGGATTAAATCTAATAACAGATGCGGAAGTGCTAATTCCACCAATTCCATAAGAGTTAAATTCATTTGGCGATGTTCGATTAAGATTGGAAATTTTTCCCCATGTAAAATTACCACCATAGTAAACAGTATTGTATGGAATTAGTGAAGATGTGTCGAAATAATCAAAAGTATAACTAGTAGAGTCAAAAGTGATTGCAGGAGATCCGAATCCAATAGTGCTAAGTCCGACAGATGAATCGTCATCAGATTTTGTAACTACTCTTTTAACAGAAGTTGTTCCAATTCCAACTATTTCAGAAGTAATAGTTTGTATATTACTTACTTGATATATTCCATCAATGTATTGTGTAGAAACTCCAATTACTGAGTCATCATTTCTATAATTTGTATAAGTTTCTGTTGTTAGACTTACATTTGAATTTTGTATGACAAAATAATCTCCAATTTCTATCTGACTAATTGTGACGGCAGTTCCAACAATATCCTCATCTCTTAGTATAGAATTATTTGGAATATGGAAATCGAATATTTTATATTTACTAATACCAATCATAGTTTTTCCATATCCAACCACAGCTCCAAAATCACCAGAATAACTAATATTATCAATTACTTCAGACTTGGGTGTTGGTGGTTCAACTAAAACAACAGGAGAACTCAACGTTGTATATCCAGACCCTACAAAATCTATATTAATTGATGAGACTGTACCTGCAACAGAAACATTTGTTGTCGCTCTTGCTGCATACTCGCTTCCAAATCCTATTGGATTTTGAATGGTAATTGAAGGTGGGTTTATTGGATCATATCCAATACCACCATCAGTAATTAATATCGAAGAAACAATGCCCGCAGAAGAAATAATTGCTGTTACTGATGCCGAAACAATCACATCTTGAGATGCGACCAATATCTTATTTTGGGGTTCTTGTGCTACAAGATATTCTTTTTTGCTGTCAAAAAATGTCTTTACACTTTCAACGTATATTTCAGTAGAACCAACACTAACACTTTGAATTATATTTGTTGTTGGTTGAATAATTGGTTCATTTATAATTCTATCTTTTGTGAATAATTTATTGTCAATAAACAAATCATCTGTCTGTCGATATAAATTAATAGTTCTTAACAGCGATTGATTCTGTGATATTCCTGGACCTGGATAATTATTGGTATTAACTGAGTCAACAGAGTTTATTCTAGTTATTATTCTATCATTTTGACTTAAAGCGGGAGATTCATTCGTTATTCTTACAAAATCTCCAATCTTAATTTTTTGTTGTGGAGTTACATTTGCAATATCAACACTCGATGTTCCTTGATAGAAAATAATTCTGCAAGTATCTCCATACTTTGGAGCCTCAGTGAATAGTATTGTACTTCCTCCATCAAATATGTAACTTCTATTTGGAACTTGTAAGATGTCATTTAAAAATACTAACAATGTTGCCTGAACTTCAATCAACGATCCGAGTCTTGATTTTATGGAAACAGCAGATTCGTTATACGTTAATGGGAATAAAGTTCTAATTCCATCAAACAAATCATCTAGAGGATCGAAAATTTGTAAGTCACCAAAGAACAATCCTGAGAATGTGTCGGATGTTGTTCTATCAATTTCTAAAGAAAACTCTGAGAAAGTTAAACTATTATCTGTTGGTATACCGACAATTCCACCAATATCAACTGTCAATACTTCCCCTTGTCCGTATCCATATCCAAAGTTTTTAATATCAAAGTTAATTACACTTGATCCGTTGCCGACAACAATATCAACTTTTGCACCAGTTCCAAATCCAGTTGAAGATGATTGGCTATAAACTAATGGAATATTTGAATATGGTAGAGGATTATCAAAGACAACTTTTGGTGGATTTGATCTTGTATATCCAATACCAGGATTAGTGACAGCAACACTTACAATTCTTCCATTACTTACTGCAGCTGTTCCAATGAATTGAATATTCGGAGTACCAGTTGATGAAGTATAAACTCCAACATTGACAAAAGTTTGAATTCCTGCTCTATATCCAGAACCGCTATTTCCAATACTAATCGAAGATATTGTACCTGCAGCAGAAACTATCGCAGTTCCACCTGCAGCAACCAGAGGTTGATATCCAAATCCACCTGTTGAAGCAACCGATACAATTATTCCACCTTTAGGAACATTTGTTGAATTGATGTCATAAGATGAAGTTGGAGTAGATCCTGTAAATGTTATTGTTGTAATTCCCGCACTTTCTTCAAGTAAATAATCTCCAATAATTGTTTTAGGTATAGTTAATCTCTGTGGACTTTGTGCTACCTGATTGATTAATAAAATTCCATTGCTAGTAACAATTCCTGATAGATTATTTTTATTTGATTTTAAGATAAAATCTGTTTTAATACCATTGAAAGAATCTGAAATATCATCGAGAATGTAATTTGTAGAATATGCTTCACTTGCAGTATTTTTAAATCCGGATCTTAAAAAGATTCTTCCACTAAAAGTAGAATGAGTTGTTATTCCAGTCCAATCAGTTTCATTATTTGCTGATGTCGGAACTGGTGTTGGTCCATATGGTGGATTAATAAAGTTGATCTTGTTATTTGTTATGTTATAAGATCCAAAAAGTTTTGTAACCAAAGAGTTCTGGGAGTGTGTTGATATACCAGTACCCATCCAGGATCTATCAACCAAAATTGAGTTTGTTTGGCCGTATCCAACACTCCTAACCTTCATTATTTCGTCATCAATCTTCAGAAGATCACCACCAAAAATAGAAGTTATTCCGGATAGACGAACAACGTCGTCAGATATTAATAACGGTGCTGCAAGAGTTGAAGTGACCGCTGTAGAAACAATAGGAGATTGGATAACATTGTCAATTGTTATCAATGATTTTGAATTTTGATTTGTAGATGTTAATTTGTGTATAGAACCTATTCCAACTGATGTAATATTTAAAACTTGAGGGACTTCTTTTAGAGCATTCTGAGCCGTAGAAGCAAGTTTAATTGTCGAATCGTTTATTTTAACAACGTATAAATTAGAATGTAACTTATCAGTAACTCCAATTCCAGCAAAAGAAGTTTCTGCAATTCCTATTGGACGGGCAAGTTCCCCTTCATAACTATAGGTTACTCTTTCTCCAGTGACAAAGAAATGATTTGGTAGTCTGATGGTGCTATCTGTTATATTAACAATACTTGGATTGTTTCCATCAAATGTTCTTTGGAATATCGGAAGTTGTTTATATAGTAGATCAAATTCTCTCCTAACTTCGGATGAAGTAGAATTATAAATTGCATTCCCAGTTTCAACTGAACCACTAAGTAAATCTATTCTAGAAGCGCCTGGATCTGTTATTCCAACTCCTAAAATATTTTCAAATACTCTAACTTCCAATTCAGTATTTTGAATTGGAATAAAGCAAAGTTGAACATTATCTCCAGTAATTTTTGCACTAACTTCACCGAGATTTAAATCTGTATAAATTTTTCCAAACTCCAGTATGTTTGCATCCACATTTGTGCTTGCAACAACAACTTCAGACATTTGATGTCTATTGTTTACTTTATCGGAAATAGAAATAATATAATATGAAGAATTAAAGTCTCTCTTATCGTATTCGCAAATTACATTTTCTCCAGGAATTGCAGTTGCTCCTACTGATACATAATTAGACTTTAATCTATTTGTAGATACATTCAAATAACCGGAATTAATAGAGGTAGAGTCATTTGCTAATGAATATACGACAGAATTGACGGTGCATGAAGTGTTAAACCCTACATTTGGGGTAAAACTTATATTTAAGGTAGATCCAGAAAGATAAGCTCCATAAGTTCCAAAACCTGATGAAGATGATGTTATATTGTTATTAAAAGATCCATATTCTAAAAACACAACATCTGTTCCATCATGAATGACACTTATTTCATTATATTCATAGAATGTATTATTATCTGAAGAAATTTGTACTAAAATTTTTGATGCTCGATAAGATGATGCAATAGAAACTATATTAGTCGCATTTGTATCATTTTCTGAAATTGTATAATTTGAGGTTTTAATCTCAACAATATTACCTAAGAAAATAGTTGATATTCCAGATGCATCATTCTCTAAATCATATGAAATATAATTTATGTTGAAATTATTTGTTTTATATTGGTTTGGATAAAATAGGAGATTAGCTTCGTTTCCAATGAAAGATACATCAAATGACCCCAAATCTCCAACAGTTTCTACCCTAGCATATTGGTTTATATGAGCGTAATTGCCATCATGTAATATAGTTACCAAAGAGATTTGTTTCTCGCTAGAAAATCTTCTATCAAAAACATCAATAATATATTTTTTACTTCTATTAGTATTTCTCTTGAAACTATTAACTGCCACAGATCTTGAAGATCTCTCTTCACTATTAAATTGATTGCTTATATCATCAACAATTAATACTCTATTGTTTAAAACTTGTGTATAATTGGATACTTCAGTATTTTGGAATATAATTTCGTTAGATAAAATTTCGGAATCTATAGTTATTGTTTTTTCTTTTACAAAATCAAAATCATTAACACAATTGAATCCAACAACTTGGGGAGAAAATGACTCTACATCAATTTCGCCAAAGTCTTGTGTGGTAGATATTCCAGTGAAACTATCAATTCCGGACTCAACAACTAAATCGCCAAATTTTTTAAATCCTAAAGTATGATTTTGTGAAGTAACTACTTCATCCCATTTATTATACTCTACTTTCGATTTAATAGAGTACGAGAAGAACTGATAATAATCACTATCATGAATTTTTTGATAATCATTATTTAAAAATCCACTTTGAGTTTGAAATCCCTTTTTAACTATTGAATTTGATGATACTGAATAGTCTGCCTCATATTTTTCTACAGACAATATAATTGCATGAGTATTTGATGAAGAACCTCTTATTGTTTCTCCAACAATGAAAGTTTCATCGCTAAAAATTTTTAATGATTTTGAAATAGAATCCCACTCATCAACAATTCCTATAGAATTTTTAGATTTTACTTCTTCTTTGTTGAAAAAGTTATTATATAGTAGATCCGCTTCAAATATTGGGAAAAACTTTTTGGGAACTATTTTTGCCGATAAATTTTGATTTACAAAAACTCCTGGATTTTCATTGCCATTTAAATATTCTGATAAATTATAAGTTACGTATGGATATCCTCCAATATTAACATTTGCAGAGGTTAGGGAGAATAAACTATATCCGTAAGATGATGAATTGTATCCTCTAAGAGTAGTTCCAATCCCAACACTTGTTCCTTCAATTAAAACCTCATCTCCGACAGAAAATGGAAAATCTTCAGAATTTGAGTATGTACTAGCTAATGAAACGATTACATCTTTAGTTGCTGGATTAAAAGTGATTGAATTAATTCCTATTCCATTAGAATTATTAATTGGGAGAATTATTGGTTGTTGGTCGCTTAGTTTTGCAGTGTCTCTTATGACAGTAACTACCCTATCACCCAAATCGAAAGTTAAATCAACATCATCAATAACTTCATTTCTAGTGGAGTCTATTAGTATTAAGTCTGGTGCTATGTTATAATTCTTTCCTACAGATGTTATTCCAATTCTGTTGATAGAAAGTAAAGGATCTACTCTTACAATATACGGTAGTTTGATAGTTGGTCTTATAGTATTATCTGCAGAATACTCAAAACCAATGTCTTCAATCTCCGTTGCAACAATTTTACCAACACTTGATGATTTCGGAACTACTAAAGCAAATTTACCTTCGGATGATGCAATTGATGTGATCTTAGGTAAAAACTTATATTGATTTCCGCCCGAAATAAATTTAAAGTTATCAATCTCACCATCAGCGAAGAATGAATCTGTTGTGTATGATAATTTAGCTTCAGATGACAAATATGAAACTCTTTCTGGTTTATCCTTTGTATTATATGAGAAAGTTGTTGATGTAATTCCAGAAATTAAATGACTTCCAGAATAAACACTATCTTTGATCTCTATTTTATTATTTTCTATAATATCTTCAAAGTCTCTGATTATTTCATTATTTTCTGCATAGTTTGTATTTGTATTAATTGGTTCTAATCCATAATACAGAACTTTTGGTAAAGTATTGGAGACAGATAAAGTAACTTTAGCATCTGTAGTTATACCAACAGTTCCTGATTTTACAATCTCAAATGAATTTTGAACTCCAGATGATTCGATAGTGTTTTTTAATTTTTGATCTGTATATAATTTAAAATCAAAAGATGGATATGGAATGGAATTTATAAGATGACTCAAAGAACTATCTGATAAATCAAAAATAACACTTTGATTTCTGAATACTTCAATTTTTGGATTTATTAATGATAGAGTACCGTTTCCAGTACTAGTTAAATTTATGTAATTTGGTTCTGATAGTGTAGTTTCATGGTATGTCGTTGTTAGTTTAATTTTATTTTCATCGATAACTAAAATGAAATATATTTGGTTGTTTTCTAGCCCACCAACTGGAGAATTTGATGTGTAAATTGCCTTTTGCCCCGTTTTATATCCATGAGAAACTATGGTAATAGTATCCTTAATTGTGTCAACATCTGATGTAAGAAAATCTTTTGGATTGACTACCATCCTACGATGGTAACCATTATATTTGATAGCGTAATTTACACTCAATTGGGAAAGGGTCAGCATTGTAACTCTATCATTCACCTGAAGACCATGAGAAGATGCTGTAGATACAGTAACTAAGTTTTTGTCAACTTTTCCTACAATTATATCTTTATAATCGGTTTTAAAACTATGTACGACTCCGGTGCCAATACCAGTAAAGAATAAAGTATTTGTAAATATTTCGGTGTTTATTCCTACAAAATTTCCAGCAGAACCAATTCCAATAGGATTCGTTGCAATTCCGATTAAATTATTTTTTGTTACGGCTGCATAAACTATTTGGTTATTTAATAATTCAAAAGATGATTGTCCGTCAGTTGATACTGAAATTGATGTTCCACCATTATTTGAATAGATTAAAGAATCTCCTGTGAGTAAATTATGATCTGGTAAGAAAATTGATTTAGTTGGAATAAACAAAGTTGTTCTTCCGAATCCAGGATTGGAAAAAACTAAAGTGTGTCCTATACCAATTCCATTTATAGTTCCGAGACCAACAGAATCTGATGGATTAAAGTAAATTTCTTGATTTAAAGATCTACTGTATATTGATGTGATTACTCCTGAAGTAATTTCAAATTTTCTAGATCTTTGCGATAGCAGTGAAGATATTGAATGGGATGACCCAACAGTATTTTCATAACCTCTAACAACTCTTATTCTTTTTAGTTCTGGTTCAATATTTAAAACTTTTACTTTTTCCGTTTCAATTTCTAAAATATCATTTTCCCTTATATAAGGATATCCTAAAAATCCAGCAACTTCAAAATAAGTAACAATACCAGTTGATGTTATTGAATCTGCTGCAGAAACTAAAACTAAAGTATCAGTTCTTACACCAACTCTGTATGATCCATTTAAACCACTTCCAAATGTACTTATCCCACTGACATTTATTATGTCAAAATCTGAAAGATTGTGTGGAGAATAAGAAAAACCTATGAATGTATTGCCTCCAAAGTTACTTGGATAAAATTCTACATTTAAAATGGAGGTTGTGCTCGAAGAAACTTGATTTACGACTTTGCCCTTTAATTGAGAAACTTCAAATGATGCTTCTTGTCCTCCAGTTCCTTGATTATTGAAGATAATACGATCTCCAATTTTATAATTTTTTCCAGAAGAAGTTATTCCAACAGAGTCAATAAAACCAACACTAGTTTTTTTAACTATTGAATTTTGCGATTTTATTTTTTCTGGTTGAGTTAAGAAGTAATAACCACTTCTATTATTTTGTAATTTGTAAGGTTTTGTATTTCTAAAAAATTCCGTTTTATTTAAATCTACCTCATCTTGATTTGAGGTAAGTTTAAAATTATAATCTATAGGGATAGATTTAAATTTATTACCTATTAAATATGGAAATACTGGTTTTCTATAATTTCTAAATGATCCAGATTGTTCGTTATTATTTGTATCTATTGTTGCAAAGTATGCATAAGTTCCTTTTGGATATTCTGGAGTAACTCCAAATCTACCATTAAACTCATCAAGATCTCCAGAATTTGTATATTCGTAATCTTCAACAAAAAATCCTGCTGAATACGTAGATGTACTTGGTCTCTCAGATTTTAAAGATAATGTATATCCAGACTTTAAGAGTTTTATTGGTCCTCCACTAGAGGTTGAGTGTCCATATGGACCATAAATTGGATTACCATCATAAGCCCACCCAATTATTGGAGAATGTGTGTTTGAAAGTAATTCTACACCAGCATCTAATCTAAGATCTGGAGTGAAAATTTCGGTATCGTTAAGATTTGATATTCTACCCAGTATCCTTCTTAGATATCTTGGAGCATATGCATGAGTATATGCTAATCCATACTTAGAACCAATCTCTGGGTGAATAATACCATCATCATCGGAAATTATATTATCTGTAAGATTTTTTTGTACTAAATTAATTTTCCAAGTCTTTGGAACAGATTGGAATGCTGCCCCAGACCCAGATGGAATAACATTAATCGCAGTGGTTGCAGTTGTAAATCCTTGTCCCCCATTAATTACTTTAATTTCTGAGATAGAACCATTAGAAATAACAGGAGATAATATCGCACCAAAACCTTTACCAACAATTTCTAAAGATGGTGGAGAATTGTACTCAGAACCACCCTTAATGATTATTACTTGGGATATTTTATCTCCAGAAACAATTGGCAATAGTTGTGCATTTTTTCCAGTTTTTAATGTAAATGTTGCTTGTCTGTTGAAATTTAATATATCTTCAGAACCATACCCAAATCCTCCAGTTTCTATGAATACTGATTTAATTTCTCCACGCACAATTGGTTGAACAATTGCGTTAAAATTTTGATTTGTTCTTGAAGATACCCCTATTATTCCATCTAATTTTACTGTAATTGGTTCATAATTGAAATTGTGAATTCCAGATCCTTTTGTTTTGAAATTTACAAATTGTTTTGTTTTATAATAAAAATCTTGCGTAGTAGTTACACCGACAACAGCAGAACCAATACCAACTGTTAATGCAGTACCGACCCTAGATAATTTAAAATAATTTTCATCGATTGATGTTACGTAATAAGATTTTCCTGAAGATAAACCAACTATTTCTTGTCCCGTTGTTGAATATACTACAATTTCGCCTGTCTTATAATTATGATTTGGTGCAAAAACTGAATTAGAACTAGTGCTAATTCCTGATGGAAATACAGAAATTTTTCTATTTCGGTATCCTTTTCCAGGATTTGTAATTTTAATTGAACTTACTTTCTTTTTTATTATTTGTGAAGAAAAGTTGTGTATTCCCACACCATAAGAAGTTAAGTCCACGGTGTTAATACCAACAAGAGCATCTTCATATGTCTTATGAAGTGTTATTGTATTTGAATCAATTACATAAGTATAATAAGTAGAATCTGTTGATAATCCACCAATAGATTGCTGACCCTTTGTTTTATAAATAATGCCTTCAGCATCTCTAAATTTATGATACGTTGTGAACCCTATAGTATTATTTGCTAGATTTACAAGTCCAATCGATTCAGTAGAGTTAAAAGAAACTGTATGTTCGACTGGGAATAAATCTACTTCTGCTATTGCACCACTTCCACTTCCGCCTGTTATAGAAACAGTTGGAGGTTTTAAATAATCAAAACCGCCATCTATGACAACAATATTTTCAAATAAACCTTCAACTTCACAATATGCACTAGCGCCAGTGCCTACAGAATCTGATATTGAAAGAACTGGTGGTGTGATTACATCATAATCCTCCCCAGAAGCTAAAACATTTATCTTTTCTAATGGACCATAAAAAACAGTGTCATCTGATTTATAATTTAAAATTTCTACACCGTTTGCAAGTATGCCAATAGTTCCCGTTTTAGTTTCATTTACTTCAGATACTTCTTGTGGTTTTTTTAATTTTTTTACTAATTTTTGAGACTGCAAGTACTTATTTGCCTGATCTGACATAACAATCTCATTATCCGTTACAGTCCCTGTAAGAGATATGTAAATATTTTTATATAAATTTTCTCTACTTCTAGATAATTTTATAGTAGATGAGTCAACTTTTTTTACAAAATAAATTCCTTCTGATATATTCAGTGAATTTTCTGTGGATTTTGGTTTATAAAAGATGGAATCTCCCGTTAAAAAGTTGTGCTGCCCTACATTGATATTTTCAGAATAGTCAAAAGTTCCACTAAAAGTTACTGATCTTTTTTTAGTTTCTAGTTGAGAATTGAAATAATTAGGTATCGATGAAGATGTTACGAGATAATTTCCTAAATTATCAACGTAAACATTCTGAACATTTGCAGTATAAACACTTGCTTCGGGAAAATTTTGAAATTTTCCTTTTGATAAAACCCTATGAACCCAATCTTTCTTAGTCGTATCTATTTCGCCCTGACCACTTATATTAAATGATTTTGGATTCGAAATTGATATTATGGTAGACTCAATTTTTGTACCATCTGTCAAAAATACTGAGATCCTATCTCCAATATGAAAATCGTTAGCATCAAAGGTCTTTACTTGATACGTGAAATTCTGAGTATCAATCAAAACTAAAGAATCTATCTGATATCTTGTTGCAACGTTAAACATCCAATTGTTTGCAACAATATCTTCACTATATTTTCCTAGCGTCTTAATTTTTATATTATTTCCTTCAGAAAAAAGTTTTGTATCAGAACCTAGATTAATATCAGATAAAACACCAGTAACTCTAACTTTTACGATATTATTTGTTCCTATTCCAGAATATGCATAAGCATAAGAGTCAATTCTAATGTCTTGAGTCTGTGGAATAACTTGTGAAATTCCAGAGCATTCATAAAATTGAGTATATGATTTTGATTTATAACTTATGGAAATGGAAGTTCCGTTATTCAAATCTGCAATTAAAGTTCCTGAATTTGGAAATCCTAGTGTGGAATCAACATCTATAACACTAGAACCAATTGAAACTGGGGTAATAGTTTTTGTGATTGGATGTATAGAAAATTCTCCGGAATTACTATTACTTTCATTTGGATTATAATCTAGACTAAGAACATAATATTCTTTTTCTCCTCTAATAATTCTTTCAACATTGTTTATAGAACCAAATGCTTTTTGAAAAAAGTCAGTTTTGTCTTGGAATAAAGTTCTATTTACAATTTTTTCAGGATCTCCCTCAATAGCTTCAACGACTAAATCTTTTACAATCCGATATTGAGCATTTGATGGGATTAGTAAATAATCGCGAGGTTTAATTACCTCAATCTCATCTCCATATAATGCTTTGAATAAAATTTTAAAAGATTGATCTGTACCTTTAGATGAATAAAAATCCTTTGACTGCTTAATAAATATATCCTGATTTAAATCAGAATAGAGTTTTCTATCCTCAAAACCAGGAGCAAACTGTTTTTTTATTTTTATAAAAAATTCTTTTAAAAATAAAATGCTAAGGTTAGTAACTGTTGAGCCTTCAAGATGTTCGTTAATTTGCGATGTAGAAAATACTAAATGATCTTTGCGACTTGGATTTTCATACGAGGTTACTCCACTAAAGCCTCTTACACAACCATTAAAAGATGTATTTGTCTTTGATGTATATGTGATAATTTCATTATCAATCTGGATAAGTCCATAAGAATTGGGAAATCCTCCGGTAGATACTACATTAATAGTATCATCTGTTAAAGAAATACTAGATGTAGTTTTTGTCGAACTAGTTAATTTAGTTAAGTTATCTATTTTTACATACTCATCAATATTATTGAGAATATCTAAAGCACCACTTTGATATTCCAGTGATGAATAATATGTAGATAAAAATTCTTCAACTAATGGAAATTCTTCCTTTACAAAATCTGGAAGTTGATTTTCAATAACTGAACTAATTTTAACTCGTGTGTTTCCCATTTTTTACTTTCTTATAAGACTTCCGTTTGTGTAACTTGTAGTTGCCGTATAGAATGAAGCAGAACTGTCATAACCAGTTTCAATTTCATCCAACTTCATTTTTAAATCACTGCTATTAATATCTAGTTGCAAATAAAGATCCTGTTTTCCAATGACATCATTCGAAAGTGGTATTGCAGAAATTTCAATTATTGAATTTCCATTAGATTTTTTAACTGTTGAAGCTATATTGATAGGAGACAAATTAATTTCTCCCTTAACATAATCAATGACACCTACAGACTGTTTAACAATTATGGCATCACTGCCTGTTCTTGTTGCAAAAATAAAAAGAGTTCCTGTTTGCTTATCGGCGTTTGGTATATCTCCAAGATAAACGGTGTCTTGTATGCCGACAATATTAAATCCGGAAGATTTAATATTGTATCCACTGGCACTTTTTACATAAAAACTATTTCCATAGCAAATTTCGTATTCTGCTAACTGGTTTACCAAAACATTCAAATCCCTTCTTATATTGACTAATGTAATATTTGAAGTTATTGATTGATGACTATCATCAATAATTTTCTGAAATTTGCTATACTTAAATTTAGCTCCGTACTTATTAATCTCAGTGGAGTTTGCATAAGTATTAATATTATTGTAGATGATAGATCTTATAGAATCTGCATCTGGAGCTAAGTTTCCATTATAGTTTGCAGTAACATCAACTTCAACGTATATGTACTTCAGATCTATAAAGTCTACAACTATCCCAGCAACGCTATAATCTCTCAGTTTAACTTTTAGGTTTTCTTTTATAGTTTGTGGAATAAAAGTACCATTATATGGTTTTACGCTAACGAAGATTCTCCCAAATTCGGGTGGATCTAGAGTTTCTCCTCCATAAACAGAAACTGATTGAGCTTCTGGATAAATTCTGGGTATAATAACCTCATAGTCTGAGGCAGTAACTGCTCTGTTTTGGGTCGAATAAAATCTTGGAGCGTACTTTTTAATTGAATTGATTGATTCAATTTCTTGCCCGCCACTTGATGTAATATTAGTTGTCAGTAAAGAAATGCCAGAAGTTATTGATAACCCAGAATTATCTAATATTCTTCCATTAAAAACAAATGAATTAACGCCATTTGCTGATTCTCCATTTGTCACCAAATAAGATGCCTCAATATAATTCAGAGAATCTAATTTTTCTCCAAATACACCATCTCCAAAAATAAGTTCATATCTTTCATCTTCAACTTCTTGGAGGAAAAAAATCTTTGAAGATGATGTTATAGAAAATAAATTATTTGACTGTACGAACTTTCTTGATACTGAACTTGATTGATTATCTCTTACCGTAACAGTAATAAGTGAACTATCAATATTTGGGTTTGATAGAATAAATCTTTGATTTGCAATTTCTGAAGAAACTGTAAAATTGTCGGTTACATAGTTTCCTTCATAAATGGCAATATCTTCAAACAATGCAATTCCATTTACAACAGGAACTGTCACATCACTTAAAATAGCAAAAGAATATCCTTGATCTCCTATTGTTGGTGTCGTAGCCACTACACCTTTCTTTAATGTTAAAGTGAGGGGATTTGTTGCGAGATCTGTTGTGTCTACAAAGAATGAGATATTTGCTCTAGATGCGGTTCTAGACTTAGGAATATAACCAATATTTCTTGCAAGAGAAACCACATTTTCTCTTAGGGTTGCACTATCAATAAAAACCTCATTGCTAAGCATGTTAGCATTATATGAGGAAATATATGTGTTATACGCTAAGGTATCAATTAAAACTGATAGATTTGATCCTTCGAAGTCATAATCAGTAAAATTTGAATTCGATCTAAGGTACTCCTTAATCGAACTTTTTATTTGGTCGAAATCTAGATTTGTAAAATTAACTAATGGCATTATCGTGTTGGTTCTAATGCGAACGAGAGTTGTTGTGCGGGAACATCGATCCCAACAATGTTATAAATGACAGTAACGTTAAACTCATTACTGTCATAATTTGGTACTACATTTACTTCAATTAAATCAACTCTTGGTTCATAGTTTACAATTGTAAATTCAATCTCATCTTTAATAGCAATTGCAGTATTATCATCTAAGTTTTCAAATAAAAATCTAGAAATCCTTGATCCAATATTTTCATTAAAAAATCTTTCTCCAGGAGAAGTAAATACAAGATTTCTAATTGAACGAGATATAGCCGTTTCATTTTTAAGTGCGATTAAGTCATAATTTAAAGGGCTGACCAAAAAGGACATACTTAAGTCTTTAAATCCTATGCTTGTCCTTTCTAAAGGCATGAAATCGCACTTAAATCTATCTTATTTATTAGGGTTTTACCTCATATAGGGGTTCCGTACCATAACCCCAGTCATCATAATCCTCATCATTTCTGATTTTAGAGTGAATTTCATTTTGATGAAAAAAATCGTGTTTTTTGGGAGTTATTTCATCATTTGCAATCTCACGAAGCATCTTTTGCTTCTGAATTTGTTGCTCCCAACCATATTCTGAAGACAAATATTGGGTCCCCCACTGGTTTTTCATAAAATTTTGGTCTTTATCAACTTGTTTTGTCATTTTTTGCTCCTGATTCGTTAAAATCAGAACTTTTTACGGGGTTGCTATCCCGAATTTTTGTAATTTCGTACATAAAATCGTCAGATGTTTCAATTTTTCTACGATTTTCGACAGAATATTCGGTTAAATCAATTTCATACCCTGGATTTTTGGTAATTCTGTTCTTAGTCCATGCATCATCGTACCATAAAATCTTATTATTTGGGTATGCATAGAAATTTCCATTATCCATCTTAAAAAAGTGAGCACATTTATGCTCAGGAGTTTCACTAAAGTTAGTATTCAGTGTAGATTTTGATTCCCACGACCAATCAAGAGTAAAAAGATAAGTTCCTTCATTCTTTTCTCCGCGATAATTGATTAATTCGGCCCGTAAGTTAGCAAGTCTCGAACGAATTTGAATGTCAATATAGGGAGAAAAACAATCCCACCACATACACTCTTCTAATTCGGGTGCTGGTGCATTTGGTTTCCAACAAAATGCATGAATTGGTCTACGAGTCCAGTTGACTCCATTCTCTAGAAACGCCTCAAAGAGGGGTACATGCTTCTCTAAGGACGCTACGGAGTGTACGTCACATAAAGTTACCTCACCATGACCTTTTTTGTGATTGTAGAGGAACTCATTACGAATATAACAGGTAATCGTTGGAAGATTATGATTTAGATATGCCATATTATGATACAAAAAAAGCAGGAGTAAATCCTGCTCTATCTATAATATTAACCTCTACCTTGACCGCGATACCTTTTCTTACGCCCATTACGAGAGGTTGCACTGAGTAGTGTGCGAGCAGAACGTCCTTGACGAGTCTTCTTCGGTGCTCCGGGTTCGAACACAGTCTTATTACTTCCACCTTTAGCCATCGTTAATTTCCTCCAGTTCAATTAAATTAGGATCAACATCTTCATCCGAGTAAAAACGCTCAGCGAAGTCTTGAAGAACCTCACTACATTCTTCGGCAGTGAGGTTCATATAAATTTTACGTCCTTTATAAAGTACGTTATAACTCATTAGATTACGCGAGTTTTTTCATGTCCGACTCTAATACGAGGATCGCACCAGATTTCGAAGCCCTCTTCCTTTGCATCAAGACAGAATGAAACATCTTCTCCACACATATCTTGAACTGCTCCAGACTCAAAGACTTGCATCTTAGGCGCAAACCAAGGATATTCAAGTCTCTCAAAAACTCCATTCTTAATCATAACCCATCCAAAACCTGTATAATCTACAGTGAATGGCTTACGACGCTTTGAAATTGATTCCACAGTTTCATGATTCATCACTCCACCATTCTTACGGAAATCATCCTCTTCTAACCAGTGTGCGACAGAAGTTGTGTGACCGTCCTCAGTTGCATACCAACCTGCAACGATCTCTTTTTCCTCACCCTCTTCATTGAGAGCAACATCACAGAGTTGCCAGAACTTTTCACTTGTAAAAACAATATCACTATCAATCCATAGTTGATAATCATATTGTAGTTTTCCATCCCAAGGAACCTGCTTTGGTCCCCTTAGAACATTTGCTCCGAGTACTTTACAACGTGCAAAGTTAACCATTGATGAGTAATCTTGCGAAATCTGAATACTCATTCCATTCTGTACTAGATCAAAACAAAGTTGTACGAATGCTTTGAGAAAAATAAAAGAACATCCTCTACCAGGAAGACAGAAGACAATTGATTTACCTTTCATTCGTTCTTTAATTGCATCATAATCCCATTCTTGTTCTTTGGGTTTAGGTGCAGTAGCTTTAACAGTGAATCCTTTTGCCATAAGTTAAAATAACCTTCAACATCAATTTTAACAGTCTATATATGCGTTGTCAATTTTTCTAGTGTGATGAATTTAGAACCACTTCCTTATTCATAACTAACTCCTCATACTGCAAATCCTCCTTCTGAATATTCATATCAAGAAACTCAATCATTCTGTGTAACATCTCCCATGTTTCAGAAAATTTATCCTCTGAAAGGCTGTGATATATGCACCTGTCCTTTGCGTATATGTGATATATCTTCTCTTCTTTTCTCATAAAAAATTTTTTCGGAATTTTTTTATCTAGTCATTGCATTATATATCATGACTATCAGTATTCCAAGGGGCACTCCAATAATTCGGAATACCTTCCCTGGATACCGTATTAACCATCCTGCAAAGACAACCTTCCAGAATCCCCAGTGGGGACCCCTATTCCAATATGGGGTTTTTGCTCTTCTCATACCTTCCGGAAAATTTTTAAGAGATTGATATAACTTGGTCGATTTGTCACCTCTGTAGGTTAGGGTAGTTTGGGTTTTTTATAACCGCAACGCCGCCGCGACGATATAAACAATCGGCGCAAAACGCTGCCGATCACTGTTATCACCAAGCATAACATAAGTGCCCCTCAGTGTCAACCAAGGGGCACACAGTAGACTATCAGAACTCGATCGTATTCAGTGTCCCCAGACTATCAGTATCCTCAGCAACATTGTCACTGGTGAGATAGTCAAGAATCGACAGAATCTCAGTGCCGTTATCACATTCAGCCAGCATCGAGATCATCACAGACTTAGACATGTTGAGTGTTTGAGTGTTAGTTAGTGTGTGGTGAGTTGGGTATATTTTATGACCCCCCAATTCATAGGGTCACTGATGCTAACTGTACTGTACTCAGTTAACTGCGAAGACTTCAGCGCAACTATCAATGCCCTCTTGCTCAATGTCAGAGACGATAACATCGAGGATGGAGAGAATCTCATCACCAGTGTTACCTTGTGCCAGCATCGAAAGGATAACGGTCTTGGACATAATAACGAAGAAAAGTGTAGTGAACTGTGAGTGCCTAGTTTATACTCATGCGACAGGAGTTGGTGTTACTTAGAAGTCGAACACGTCGCTATTCAGTTGGATCACATTCACCCTAGGGTCAGAGAACTTAACACCGTCAGGAGTAGAGTATCCAACACCGATCTCTTTTACGAAGGTTTGGTAATCACCACACTCACGAGCGAGGTTATACAAACCCTCATCATTGTTGATCCAGAGAGCAACATTCCAGGTCTCATAATTCTCCCAACCGTTATAGGAAATGTCGAGAGCATTGCGTTGGAAAGTGTTAGTCATTTGGTAAGTCTTGAGTGTTAGCGGGGCGGTGAACTTGTGCCCCTCATACTATTAGGACACTTTACGGGGCCCAGTATTAGTCACTCACCCTACTTTGAATATCACTGAGAATCTCAGCTATCACCTCTACGCTATCCCTATCGTTCTGCTCTAGTTGTTGCATAACGTCTTGCAGTTGTGGTAGGATACTGATGACTAGTTGCGGCACCCTGATAATACTCATTTCACCCAAATTCTTATACTTTAGTGGTCTCATAGTTTTGTTAACATAACTGGGGGTATTTAGGGGGGGTTATGTTAACAAAACTCACATCACTAAATCACCACTTATCAGGACGGCTGAGGTCTTCCACGTATGCCGAAACCTTCTCAGCTGGTTCCAATTTGAATACCTTCTCCCACTCTAATTGATGAGGGTCGAAGTCCTCAAAGACTTCAAGTTCCAGAGTGACCCTATAACGCTGCTTCTGGGCTTGACGATATGCAACCGACATAAGTGTGCTCCGTGAGTGTTACTGAGGACAGTATAAGATGCTGAGGGCATTGTGTCAAGGTCTGGGGGTATTTATGAGGGGGTTTATATGTGGCGGAGGATGTGTGGGGATTTGATGACGCGGGGGTGCTTGACATTTCTGGGAGTTTGTGATAGCTTGCGCGCAAAGATAACAAGACTCTGAGGCATTTAAAGGGCATTAAAAGGGTCTCTAATTGATACGAATTCTTATCATTATCACCTCTTAATAACAATAATTATCGCACAAATAAATCACTCAGCTATAATTAAAAAAGGCTTTTTCAAACGTTTTAATACATTTTTGACACTAAATCACGTTTTTAGGCATAAAAAAAGACCTCACGAATGAGGTCTCTATGTATATTCAATCAAGTGCTAATCGGTAACGAGCATAATCCTCTGCATCGCTACGTTTGCGGAATCGTGCTTCTTCTCCTTCAAATCGTAGAGGCAAATACCTATACTTCTTACCTTCCTTAGTCATAACAATTCGGGAGAATAGGTGCAGTGAGTAACTACCATCCTCACTTCTTTCCTTCTCTTTCTTGACAATGAAAGGGAGAACTTGTTGATCGTTGAATGACTGTTTAGAGAGTAACATGACGGAATTGATTATCAGAAACGAATGATAAGTTGATCTAGACCAAAGACATCAGAATCATATGGAGCAGACACTAACTCTACACCTGACTGATAATACATTGGCAAATCATCAAATCCAGAATCACAAATGACGACATCTTGATTGAGTTGATCTTCGGTGAGAGATTGCAGTTGTGAGAGAAGTTCTTTGTAAGTCATTTGGTATAATCAATAATGAGTTGTTCGAGTGTATGAAGCGTCTTTACATTCCAGTTCTTAATATCACCATGAGGAGCATACAGTTTGCTATACCATCGACCATAAAGTTCAGGATTTAGATGTTGAACTTTCTCTAGAGTGTCAGCAATGAGAAAGTCAATTTGTTCTTGGTAATTCACTGTACTAATTCAGCAGGACTTCCACAGGAGAGATAGAATTGAACCATCCTTTGTGCTTCATCAAGTGTAGGAAAGCTTTGCGTTCTCCATTGTTGTTGATAAGGCGTAAAGTATCGGATTGTGAACATTTTAGTTTTGATTGTTGGAATAAAGAATGTCTAGCATTTGTTGGTAGTAGTTATCTGCTTCTACCTCACATTGATGAGACTGAGTTGCATCTTCAATCTCATATTGTTTCATATTAAGAGAGTGAATCACGTTGTCTAGAAGATTAGTCAGTGCTTCAATCTTTTGTTCGTTAGTCATTACAAACACCAATCAGCTCCTTCGGGATCGAATAACGTCCAGTTGCTAATATCTTGTGGGATGATATTATCTCGGGCAAAATCTCTTGCTTCTTGTTCAGTCTCAAACTCGTGAAAGTCGAGAATGTCATCATCGTTTTGGAGAAGATAAGACATCACTTAAGCACCATACCTTCAGTGAAAGGAATTGTGTTGTCATTATCTACAACAAACCATTCAAAGTCACGTTGAAAGATACGGGCATCATTTCCGTGAACTTTCAGAATAGCATTGAGACGTGATTTGGTGGTAGGAGTCTTATACCCACAGGTGTAAAGTTCAAGGAAGGTATCACCAATCGTTGCAATATGATTGCCATGAAGCATAACATATGAAGCATCACGTTCGGGCGAATAAGTTACCTCCGTGTTGTCATTTTTCCAGTCAGTGCAATCACAGATTGCTTTGTTCATTTGGGATTCGATCTTTCTCATGGTAGGAAGTGTTGTGGTTATACTACTAGGACACTTTGGGTGGCCCACTATTTGTTACTCAGAACTTTTCGATCCATTGTTGAATCTTTTGCAGTGCAGTTTGTTGATCGTTACACTTACACTTGCGGAACTTGGTAGTGTTTAATCCCTTGGAAATTAGTTCCAGTTTGCCATCAGCAAGACAGAAGATTCCATAGCGTGAGTTATGAAAAATGTTGTTAATCCATGACTCTTGACTATCAGCACTGACCTTAATAAAAGTGGAATTGCGCCCACTTAAAGTGCTATTGTCGATGTGAAGATAAGGGAACATAATTTCAGAGAGAGAATACTTTATATGTCACAAGTTGGGAATCTCGATCATACTTTTCATAGGACCAAGTACCTTCGGTTTGTTCAACATAAGAGTGAACATTGTCATTGGAATCTTCTTTCCAAAAGGCACCAGTTTCAGGTTGGAAGAAATAACCAGAAGCGATAAGTGCGTCAGTGAATGTCATTGTGATTTCAGTGTTAAGTAACAATAATCAGGCAGCGATTGCAGACTCTAGACATACCTCACGGGTTTCCATGATAGCATAATCAAAACCCTCAACTTCTTCTAGGTGCTTTTGATAAGCAACAGCAGCAGAGAAACAATCAAACAAGCGGAGAGATTTGAAGTTTTCACCTTCATAATCATAACCACCGATTACAGCGTAGACTTTCATTTCGGACATTTGGGAAGCGTTCATACTACTAGGACACTTTGGGTGGCCCAGTGTTTATCATCATCAATATCAAGACTTTTTATAATCTCGATTCATTGCAGCAACTTGATAGGATGAACGTGCCACAATTTCATTCCTAGAAGTGTGTTGAGATTGTGCGCGATGATTATATCCTACCCACACAAAACCTTGTGTTTTAAGGTCACATGCAACATTGTAAATCATGAGATCAAGAATAGTAAAGATTTGCAATTTCATTGCGAAGACGATTCAGAGTCTCCCAGTTTGAAATATATCCAACCTCGGAAGAGATGCTATCATCGAAGGTCGCATATCCAAGGACATCGACAATATCGTTCACATACAATCCTTGGTGAGCATTGAGTTCTTCATCATCAAACTGGTTGAAGTAACGAACCAGAAAGTTGAGTGCTTCAGTGTAAAGTTCTTGAGTCATTTGCATTTGATAGTATTTGGCAATTCAGCGAAGTGTCAGAGAGCGAGTATCAATCCAAACACCTTTATCAGTACCCATTCGGAAACTATGATCCCACACAAAGTGTGTCGCTTCCTGATTGGTAAGAATAAACTGTTTGCAGAGAATCTCTACTGCTTCAAAGATATTTGAGAATCGGAGAGTTGTAGACATTTTGGGAAGTCTGTAAGGGGTTATACTACTAGGACACTTTGGGTGGCCCACTAATCATTTGAAACTAAAATCGTCGGACCTTCAACTTGACAAAACTCCAACAGATAGTAATCAATAGTGATTCCAAGTTGTGATGCTTCAGTATAAAACTGTTGATATTGTTGACCGTCAAGAATAAAGAAATCAGTTTCAATCATGGGGTGCGATAATGTCAGCGACAGTGTGTAATGTGGTTGAAGTTGTGTTACGAACTGCAGGAGAAAGTATAAACGCAACAGCAAAGATCAGGAGAATTGTCTTCACTTTGTCGGGTGACTTGAATGTTAGACTTTTGCGTGACATTCAAACTAAGATCCACCGTACACATATTCGATTACACCTGCCTCATCAAGTCCTACAGATTCGATGACAGTGAATCGTGCATAGTTATCAAACTCATCTGCATAGTAATCTCCAACCTCTTTGATAAACAACTCGCGGCATTGTTCTTTGTTCTCAGCAGCAATAACTACCATTCCAGAGGTATAATCAGAGAGGACATTGTTAATGATAAACAGTTTCATGGTTTTAGTTAAGTTTCAGTCGAAGCGAGAGGATACATCAGGACCAGGATTCTCAAGGTGTGCAACACTATCAGCAACACCTTCAGCAGTTAGTGCAAATTGTACTTTTTTGCCTTCGTGATAGATGTCAAAGACAGATTGGACGTAAGGTGTTAGGTTGCCTTGCGAATCCCAGGCATTTCGTGTATGCGAAGTCTCAACGATTTCGTAGACTTTAGAGGTGAGAGGTGAAGTGTAGGTCATCATACTACTAGGACACTTTGGGGGGCCCACTATTTGTTTCGGGTGGATTCAGTTGTTACACTCTCCACCAATTCTTGCAGTTCATCGTCATCATAATAGTGCGACAGTTCTTCCATCAATTCACTCTCTTTATAGTCAATCATACTATCACAAATTGTGTCAATCGCAAATGCACACAAATCGCGCACATCCATATTGTCAACAACTCGCTCAGCATAGAGTTGAACGATCTTGGAAAGTTGGTCTTGAGAAAGTGTCATTTTGTTTGTAGGATTAGGAAGGGAAATCATTGAATAACAGTGCTAGTATCAGGATTGAAAGTAACTTCGGAGATCACATCAAAATCATCACTCATCTTGACATAATTCCAGAGAGTGTCAGTCTCATCATCCACATTTTCCTGATAAAGGTGAATGAAACCGTCATCACCTTGTTTTACATAACAACCATCATAATTCTCATCATCAAATACATAACCAGATGCAATCAGTGCTTCAGTAAATGTCATCATTTGCAGTAGTTAGGGTTAATTTGGCAGAACTGATCTGCTTGGCGTTCTTGATACTCACTGGTCGTTGCGTGTGCTATCAAACCAAAGCGAAGACCGAGTGCTAGAGTAGCAATCAAAAAAGCAATTCGCATCAGACTTCATCCCTCATTTCGGTGAGTTTGTCATACAGAGCAGGAATATCTGTCTCTGTAAGTTCAGTCAAATAGCACCAATCGCTAGACTCAAGAACTGCAAGAAGAGTATCAATCTCTTCAAAAGTGAGAGTGGTTTGTGTCATATTCAATCAACGACAGAGTAACAAGCAACCCAGGAAGGAATCCCAGAGAGTGATAACGAACCATTGCGGGCATCGCAATAGTCTTGTGCGTCATCTTCAGTGTAGAAAGGTCCAATATACTCGGGAGAATTGAGTGCATTGGAATCGAAGCGAACTGTGAATGTTTCAGTCATTGTGGTTTGTCTCATACTACTAGGACACTTTGCAGGGCCCAGTGTTTATCAGTTACGCATCAGGGAAAGATAACCATCCTCGGAGAGAGTATCCTCAGACAGGTTGACATTGCGAGCACAAGAGATTGCATCAGCAAAGTTATCGAAAGTACCAAAGTTTTTCTGATTACCACACCAGCAACCTTTGTACTCATAAATCATTGCTTCCACAGTAAATACATCGTTTTTGAAGTTACGATCTACACTGTGCTTGATATAAACTTTCCCGTCATTTCGGGTGTACTTATCGAAGATGGAAGACTTGAAAGTAAGAGTGAAATCAGTGATGAAATCACCAGTGAGATTGATGCTTTTTTGGAAGAGAGTTTCAGTCATTTAGTGGTTTTTCGTTTGAGTCCTTATACTACTAGGACACTTTAGGTGGCCCACTAATCATTTGAAACTCACATTCACTCCAACAATTCTAGCAGTAGGATTGCGTACTTTTGCTGTCTCGCGTGCATCTTTTGGAGAGTTAGCATATACTTCCTCCTTAAAGACTTTGCCACCAACGTAGAGATCAACGATGTACTTCATGTGCTTGTTTGTATTTTAGAAAAAATTGATGATTTCACTGCAGTGGATGACCTTTGACCCGTGTGCAGTGAAATTGCAGAAAAATCAGGTTTTTGGTTGAGTGGTGGACTGGGTTCTCGGTGAGACTCAAGTGAGAATCACAGGGTCTGCCAGTCTTGTGCCTCTTTCAAGTTAGAGTTAAAGAACTTTTGCAAGATAGACTCAATTACAGGTTGCCACTGTTTGTCTTTAATTGAGTCACGATTCTGTGCTTCGACAAGAAACTTAAGGATGCAAGTCTCTTCGTTTGGAGTGAAGTCAACGCGAGTGAAAGTGTAACCGTCAGTCATCATTTAATCCAGCAACTTTTGTTTGATTTGTTTTGTGCTCTTGCAAAAGAACCAGCATCGTGGCATAATTTAGAGAGTTTAATTAGAACCTCACGATCTTTCACTGGACGCTCAAATGCAAGATCATTGTTCATACTTAGAGAGACCAAATCTCTCAACAATCTTTCACATCGAAGTGCCTCATTGATTGTAAAGTTTTCGTTGATAATTGGGCGAAAGTTCTTCATAATCAAACAGGAAAAACTTCTACAGAACGAATAAGATTTGTGCGATCTTGTGCTAGGTAATCATCAGCGATTTTACCACACGATGAACGAGATTGAATAATCTTTTCCTCATAAAGATTCTCATCTTCATCAGGAACCCAATACTCAATCAGCATACGATAGGTTTTCATCAGTAGTGTGCCTCAGAGTAGTCAAGAACTTCGCTGTACTTAGCGATACCATCATAGCAACGCTTTGCCATTTCAGAATCACCTTCAGCGATGTAACCTTTCAGAAACTCAAAGCAGTATTTGATACGCTGCTCTGGAGTAACTTTAGCGAGTTGTTGTTGCTTACGCTCATAGGCAGCGTTGTAGGCAAACATCTCACGATCTTCGAGGGAGATGTTGTGAAACTTGCGGTCGGTAGTGTTATTCATACTACTAGGACACTTTGCAGGGCCCACTATTTGTTACCAGCGGCCTTGTTGTATGAGAATCTTTTTGATTTCAGTATAAATGAACTGACGAAGTTTAGTGTCGGCAGTGTTATCAAAAGCATAATAAAGACGATTCAAATACTCATTCTGTGTCAGTCCAATGTTACCATCACCACCGATTTCATTGAGTGATGAACCTGCCTGCACACGATTCTTTCCAAAGTTGCCAGACACACGCCCAGTTGTTCTCAGTTTGGGCTTTATCTTTGAGAGATTAGAGTATGTCATTTGAATTGTTCTAGAACATCAATAAAGTGTTGGATACAATCTTTGGGGATGTGGATGGTTTGGTATCCAGGACCATTACCATCTTCCACACTCACAGTGCCATACTCATCAGCAGTAAAATCAAAACTCCAACCATCTTCTTCGTGTTCGATTTTGATGTGTTTGGTGATAGTGTAAGTCATTCATCCTCCTCATAAGGAAACATTTCGTCGTATTCTTCGTCAGTTAGAGTGAGATACTGAACATCAGCATTTTTGTGCTCTTCAGCATACACTAATTGATAGTGTGCGAAAGAAGATGGGTCACTGCTAGCATACTCTACCAGACCATCAACAATACAAAGGTAGTTCATCGTGCCAAAGATAAGTTGTATTTGATAATCAAAAGGTCTCGCACTTGTTCTCGGTCGATACTATCACCACAGAACGGCACTTCTTTAATCTTTGCAATCCTGATAATGTCGTTGGTTGCTTTACGAACTAGAGTACGATTTGCACCCATCGGATATAATCCATCAGGACCATAGAACGACATCACATAATCAATGAAATCGTTAATAAACTCTTTAGACATAATCACTTAGCGTAGAGATAACCACCAGACCAATCGGCATTCTCCAGCAGATATTCACGATCTTTGATCAATCGCAGATCATAACGAACACCTTTGGCAGGAGATTTCCAAGTCGCAGACTTATATACTTCGCCAGTGTTCTTGTCAATGAAGCAATGAACGGAGCGGGAACCGCCACCACTCACAAAGATGACTTTGTGATACTTTTTACCAGTCTCAACAGTATAATCAATGTCACACTTGCCAGACTTGAGTTCATCAACCTTGCGAATGTGATACTCTACATTCTCACCACGCTCAGCAGAAGTCTGATGACCGCGAATAGAATACTGACGATAGTTGTCTTTCAGTGCTTCAATCAGCAGGAGAGTGTGCTTATACACATTCTCTGCGATGGTTTGTTTTGCTTGTGCTTGCATTTCAGTGGTTGTACTCATACTACTAGGACACTTTGCAGGGCCCAATTACCAACTCTTTGCCATTGTGAAGTTTGCGTGAGAGAATGTCTCGCGATCCACTACTTTGAAGATGCCGTAATCGTTTTTGATTACATAACCCTCGTGGAAACTTGCCACATCCCACAGGAAACATTCGATGTCGTCTTCTTCGTGAATGAAGAGGAACAAATCATCCTTGATTGTCTTCACCAACTTCCAAAGCCGGATGAGGTTCTTGTCACAATCACATTTTTCTGCAATTTCATCCTCACAGATGATACGTTGCTCCCTGATGCAAGCATTGATCTCTTTTTTGATTTGTGATGCCTTGCGATCACTCACAAACTCACACAGAGTTGACATTTGCTTGGCAAACTTACACACATCTGCCAAATCCTCACGATAAGGATTCAGGGACACTGCAGGTTGCACGAATAAGCATTTCTTAGTGCTTGCAAACTTGCTGGTGATAGGGTGTGCTACCATTTCAGGCAGACGCTCACCAGTGTAGTAAGTATGGGGAGCAACGATAATCTCTTGACGAACAACCTCAGGAAACTTATAGGTAATGGTGTTGGGTTTGAATGTATCAAGACCCTTACCGAAACCAATCCAATCTCCCTGATACACATTGTTAGTGCGAGGCAGGAAATCCAAGCAATAGATGAGGATTTGCGTTACGCGAGGTTGACCGCCAAAATGGGTAAAGATGTCGTCCTCGTTATAGCACAGGCGAATCTTTTGCTTATTAAATGCTGCTTTGGTGCAGACAAAAAACTTACCATTCTCAGGATTAGTGCCCCAAACAATAGCAGGAGCGCCATCCATCTTGACACTGATAGTAGAATCAGCACTGAACCAATCGAGCACCGAAAGATCACCATTTAGGATAGAATCTTCGGGATGTTCGATATGTTTGTTTTGCATTGGTTGCTTACTCATACTACTAGGACACTTTGCAGGGCCCAGAATCAAACCTCTGCCAGTTTCTGTAGACGATTGCGAATATCAAAGAGTTCCATATCATCCATATCTACAGCATCCAAATCTACAGGAGCAAACTCCTCCAGATTTACACTACCATCAGAATAAATGGGGGCATAGTACAACTCATCGCCATCTTCTTGCGATAGAGTATAAACGCAACCGTGATTAGTGGAAGTAACGAAAATCATTGGAGTTTCAAGAACAAAGGTACAATAAAGGAGCACCTGCTAAATTACAAGTGCTCCTGTGCTAATTATCAAACTGCTACACGACGTGCAGACAGTTGTTGATTCACAAAGTTCAATACTTGCTTCACATAAGGAGAAACAGTTTGAGTGAACTTAACCACATCTTCACGAAGTTTGTTGACTTCATACTGATGGATTTGCCAGCGAACCTGAATGTCTTGGAAGTATTGATCGCGAGTAATCAGTACCTGAGGGACGGACACTTCGGGAGCAACAACAACATTAGTGGTTTGCTTGCGAGCGCGAGGCATGAAATGAATGCGTCTTACATTACTAGGACACTTTACAGGGCCCACTCTATGCAAAGAATGATTTTAGTGGATTTTGATTGATCCTATGCTGTTCTGGTAGTGCTTGCCAGATAGTTTTCTCAATAATATCAAATCTGAGGTTATATGCACCATTTGTGGATGCAAAAGATACTTCAGACCAGTTAATTGATTGCATCACACTATCAAGAATCTTCTTGTCAGTAAGTGCTACAATTCCATAACCTCTACGATGTGGCAAATCCTCAAAATGTGTGTAATACTTCATTGCTTCTGCACCAAAACATGTAGAAGGTAGATAATAGTCACATGCGTAGAGATGTTTCTTATTTCTTGTGCTTCCTGGAGTTCCACCATCAGACAAAGAATACAATTTCACAATGTTACTCAGATCAACCTTTTCTTCCTCAATTTTGTGATGTTTGGCCCAAATCTGAAAGACAACATTAACGCTAACATCTTTGCCACCAGGATAATGAAACTCAGAATCTACAACCTCACTATGAATGAGATTCATATCTTTGACTCTTGATTTGCAACTACCCTTTCCGTTGCTATCAAATAGTTGTGGCAAAATAAAGCACACAAAATCAGAGAACTGTGCGGCATGATTGATAAACTTAAGTGCCAAATGTCCTCGCAATCCGAATGGTGGATTACCGATACATACGTTCTTCTCAGTGGTAGGTTTCCAGCGTAAAAAGTCCTGTTTCTCTACACCTTCACAGCGAGGTTCAATGTCTACACCAACGCGCTGATAGATGGGTAGAACCTTATAGAAACTACCATCGCCAGCTGAGGGTTCAATGAACGTATATTCACGCAAATCTACACCAAGATCACCCAGAACTTTGAGAGTTTGCTTGTAGCAATACTCTGCAGTATCTGGGTGAGTAAAGAACTGATCTTTCTCTTTATCAGTGAAATTGGAGTAGAGAATTGGAACACCTGCTAACCGACACAAATCAAAGTAGTATTGTGGCGGAACCTCTTTCTTCTCCATCCACCGATTTACTGTACCTTTGTGTAGATACAACTCCTCGCAGACAGCATCAATGCCAAACTTTTGGTAGATGGGAAGAAAGAAGTCGTAGATGTTTTTCATGCAAGTTTGTTTGTCAGGAACTCCGATAGTGCTTCATCATCTGGATTTTCTACATCATAGCAGAAAGTATAACCATTAGCAACACCCAGATGAACTTGCTTGTCGCGAAAATCCCACTTGTATTTGTCATTTTGATCGTTACGGAGAGTTGGTTTTGTGCCAAAGATTCCGTGACGAGCATCAAAAGTCACCTCAGAATAATCAAGAATAGTGAACCAAATCGTAGAATACTCAAAGTCAATGAAGACCAGTTTATCCCACTTCTCAGAGGCATAAAGATTCTCATGTTGCCATGCAGATTTCTTACCAGTTCCACGGCTAGCAGTCTTTACTTCGATGCGGAGTTTTGTACTATCAGGACGGTTAATCCAAATGTCATAAACACCGTCAGAGTTGTTGATGTTTTGATCCTCATCCCATTCTACATTGTAGGGAGTCAGTGCTTTGATAAACTTATAGAGAGTTTGTTCTCCCCACTTACCACGTTCGTCGTTGCTAAGTTGTACGATCTCTTCAAAGTAAGATCCTTTCCAATAGTTACGCTCACGCAGTTTCTTGACAGCATCGCTGACAGTTTCGTTAAGAATGGTGCGGGATGACATGAATTGAGTTGTGCTTATATTATTGGGACAATTTAAAGGGCCCACTATCAGTCAATGGGAAGTTTTGCCACACTTTTACCATTCTTGTGATCTGTGATATACTTTCGTGCAGAACTTTCAGTCCTACAAAGTTTCTCAAGTTGCTGACCGTTGTGGATAATAAGATACTGCTTCCCATAAGGAATAGCAGCATATGTATCCTTAAACATCGTAAATCCTTCTTTCATACAAGAAACCTCTTTTCATATTCCAGCAAATCAGATGGTGCAGGAATAATGTTGTCATCACATTCTACAGCATTTTCCCATCTTGCACCACTCTTTTGATATAGTTTGATATTAAGATGCTGGTACTTTAGGTTAGTTGGAACGTGTACTTTATAGTCAATTCCATCATTCTCAGTCAGCAAGCTAAGTTGCTTATTCTCACTCTTAGTCACTGTAATTGTGGAGCAAGATAACCAGAACAGATTCTCAAAAACATCATAATCTGATAGGTATTTGTCTGGGTTATCCATAATCATTCGACCAATGAATTGAGGTGACAAACAATGGTCGTGAGTGCGCTCTTTTGGATTATTCTTTGCTTCCTCACTTATCAATCCAAGATGATTCACTTGAGCGCAATCAAATACACCAATGTAGTAAATGCGTGTGATAGGTCGGAAGAAATCAGGGTCGCCCCAGTTGTCTACATTAGCACTCAAAGAGTTGAATGTAGTCTGACAGTAGGCTTTCCAGTTCTTGGAGTTCATTTTAGAAAAAATCGGTGTTTTTGTTGCAGTGGATGGGTTCTAGGTCGGTTGCAGTGAAATTGCAGAAAAATCAGGGTTTTGGTCTAGGTGGCCACTGGATTCTTGGGTGAGACTCACCGCCTCACCACCGATACGGCAGGTTCTCCCTTCTCGAAGATGGTATCAACCACAGACTGAACTGCGCGAGCGGTGCTGATACCAACCTTGCTGTAGACAGGAATGCAAACCAGACCGAACGATTTGCTATACTGACTCAGGTTGCCAGGTTCGATACGTCCTTCGCGCATAGCTTTGGCATCATCGTGATGCAAACGGATGCAACGTCCGATGGTCTGACTGATGCCAATGAAGTCCATATTACGCAGGAACAGCACTGCTTCCAGACCGCTCACATTGATACCCTCAGCAAGGATACTGTGGTGAAGAACAACAAACTTCTTATCGTTATCCTTACCCCATGCAGATAGAGTGTCGAAGAATACCTCACGGTTGACCTTCTGACCGTCAATAACTGCGCCAGTCTTGGCAGTAATATACATCCAAGAGTATCCGCGACATTCCAGTTGGAAACAGAAATCAGTTTCAGTCACCAGCGATACGATTTGCTTGGTTGCCTTAGCACAAATCAGAATCTTGCCGACCTTGTTCTCATCAATCGTTTCCAGCAGATTCTCAGAATCGCGGTCGAAGTTGGTCTGCTTACCAGTTACCATAGCCAGTTGCTTGACGATGACTTTGGGGGGCACAATGTAACCACCTTCAACCAACTCAGGAGCAGGAACTTTGCAGATTACCTGACCGTAAACATCAGCATCATTCATCCCAGGTTTGCCAGTAGCAAGGGAATGTTTGGGAGTTGCAGTGAAGAAATAGCAGCGGCGAGCAGTAGCAGCAAAGTGCTCTGTTGCAGGGAAAAAGTGACGCTGAACGCTGTTATGTGCCTCATCAAAGTAAATAGTATCCACATCAACTTCTGCCACTTGCAGACGCGACAGAGAGTTGTAGGTAGTTACAATCAAGCGATGGCTATCAGCATTGGCATCAACCCAGTTACGAATCTCACGGGGGCGAGTAGAGGATTCGTGATGAGTTTCGCCACTGTGAACGTGCAAAACTTTAGCGTTGGTGATGAACTCCAGGAACTCGCTAGAGAGTTGCTCTGCCAACAAAATACGAGGAGCAACAACAACAATGGTCTGGGGAGTTTCAGACTGCAACTCACGCAGAGCATCATAGATCATCTTGAGAGTCTTGCCACCGCCAGTAGGAACAATGATCTGACCTTTATCATGCTGTTGCATAGCAGCAACACCACGTTCTTGATGCGGACGAAGTTGGATTTGCATTGGTTTCATCATCTAGTATTAGGACACTTTGCAGGGCCCAGTATCAGTTACAAACTTTTTTATAGCAGTTCAGTCTATCAATTACACCTTGCATTGTAGCACGATTGTAACCATTTGCAAAGGGTAGACTTCTCTCAGTTTCAGGATTAGAACCAAAATCAACATTTTGGGAGACATTAACACCCTCTTGAAGAAGGCGAATGACATCATCAAAGACAAAATCAGGGATTTGAATGTAATTCATTGTTCTCAGTGGTTTGGTATCTAAAGACAAAAATAGCACGCTTAGAGGTCAATCTGAGCGTGCTGGTGGGGTTTAATCAACCTCCAAACATTTCATCAAACAACCAATCACCAGAACGCTCTTTTTCTTCCCAGACTTTGTTAGCGTTTGCTTCAATCATTGCTCGTTCAATCTTAATGTCAAGGGCAGATTTAGTGCTGAACCAGTTACCGTTGCGGTCTTGCCAGAGCATAATGTCGTTTGAGTGTTGTCCTTATACTACTAGGACACTTTAGAGGGCCCAGTATTTGTTATCAGGGTTGATATTTGGAAGCGGGAAGATCTCTACCTTTGATGATGTCTGAATGTAAACGCTTACCAGCTCTTACCATCTTCTTCTTCTCATCTCTAGTATATTCGTGCTTGGTTGTTCTTTCAATCTTCTCACCTTTTGGCGCTTCTTCTTTCTTCTTGGTGAGAAGTTTTGATGCTTGCTTTACTAAATCTTTTGATTTAGGTTTTGCTGCTGGAGTTTCACCACCAGACTTTGCTGCTCTTCTAGCAAGTGCTGCCTTTCTTCTTTCTTCCTTTGCTGCTGCTAGTTGTCTCTCTCTAGCAGATCCACGCTCTTGTTCTGGTGCTTGAGTTCTAGTTTCAGAACTACGCTGAGTTCCAATATCTTTGCGTGGTTTGTATTCTTTTGCAGGTACAGTTGTGCCACCTGGACCTCTCTTAGTTCTGCGTCTTTCAGCTTCAGTCTTCTTGCGTTCTTTACCTATTCTTCCACCCGCACCCTGGCGGGTGATGGATGCACCACCACCCCAACCAAGTTGTTTAGCGGCATCGGCATCAGATGCTTCGCAAAGAGACATAAACTGTGAAAAGGTACGCATTGGACTATCTAAACACTACTTTTTAGTATTTAGAAGTCCTCTTCCTTTGCTTTATATGAACCCTTGAAGACACGTCCTTCAGCATAAAATTGCTTCACACGTTCGCGGCGAGTAGCAATCAAAAGATCATACTCTTCTTGCTGTTGTTTGGTGAAGTTGAAATCTTGACGCCTCCAAGCATCTTTCAGTTCTTGAATGTGGGGGAGCACGTTAGGGATTTGTTCGATCATTTTAGAATAATAAAGGATCAGGAGTCAGTGTGGGGGATTTGGTAGACAGTTTGAGAACTGTCAGTAGTCGATGTTTGATTTAAGATATTCATTCATATTGAAATCTTTTACATCTTCAACAAGATCAGAAAGATCTTCGTCAATGAAGTCGAAGTTTTCAAGTTCCTCAATTTGAATGTCGTCGAACCAGTCCATAGTGTGTGGGTGATTACATTATTAGGACACTTTACAGGGCCCAATAATATTAAAGTGGAGAGTTGCTAGTGTTTTGAATCATTCTCTTCATAAATCCACTAGAAGGTTGTGTTTTTTGTGGTTGCTTCACTTTCATTGGAGGAGGTCCAGATGGCTTCATAGCAGAACGAAGATTTTGTTGTGATGTTGTGTCAAGTGGAATTACATTTTCTGGTTTGATTGCATCACCCACAGCTTCTCTAGCAATTTCTCTTTTTATCTCTGATTTTAGTTGTTCTTTTTCTCTTCTTTTTGCAAGTCTTTTTCTATTTGCATTTACTCGCGCAGATATTCTTTCCTTAAACTGACTAACACCTTCTCTTTGTCTTTGCATTAGTTGCTTTCTTCTTTGCTCCAAATCTTCAAATAGATCATGATCTAGATGATTTGGATCCATTGAAGGACTTTGTTCTTCAATCTTCTTGACTGATTTTGCCAACTTCTTCAGTCTTTGTTTTACTGCCTTTCCACCACTACGCTTTACAACTAGCTTATCAATTTCTTTCTTTTTTGGTTTACCCAATGGTCCATCATAACTCTGAAGAGTATATGAAATAGTTCCTTCACTGTCTCTCTTATAAGTTCCTGGAACTGCGTGTGGAGCAGTATCGGGTTTTTTACCTTCGCAGATTTCGTAGAACTCTCTAAATGTTAGCATCTTACTTATACTTTTTGATTATTTATTTTTACTCAAACTCAAGAGTTCTATTTGATACTTTCATAGGTGGAGTTTTATATTCTGGAAGTGTAGAAGTTTCAACGTATACTTCTATCTTAGTCTCATCATTCCAATGACGGATTGCATTTGCCACAATGAAACAGTTGGTAATGAGAATGGATAGAAACATCAAAAGGCGGATAAGAGCAATCTTATCCGCTTCTTTATCACATTTACTTGCTTTTTCACCCAATGCTTTAGCAAGCAGTCGCCAGACAGTTTTGTTCTTCTTCATAGACCGATTCTCTTGATTTAACATACTCCAACTGTTTCCATTGATTATTATAGCAAATTACAAGCAATCTTTCATTTGCGTGAATAGAGCAGGCGCGATAATTGAGTTCATCTTTAGGCCGAACACTATATTCAATAGTAATGTATTCTTCGCACTTGAAATAAACCCAGCCCTCAACACCTTTAGTCCATTTTACATAGTCGTTGACTCTTGGAGTGTAATCCATATCTAAACAAAAAACGCATCCAATGGAGATTGCTTAAGTGGCATCGCAGTATAATTCCGCGTATCCTTGATATTTACACGAGCACCGATGGACTTACTATTGATGGGGGAGAAGTATTCTCTGGTTTTGGTATTGTAGAAGGAGTGTATAGTCCTGGTTGGAGCACCGCCATTATAGACAAACTTGCGAGTGTTGCATAACCAAATACTGACAACATTTCGCTTGAAGTCTTCACATTCATAATAGTATCCTTCTGGAGGAGAATATGGAAGAGGTGGAACTTCAACAGTCATAGAACTTATCTTGCGACATATACTCAATTTGTTTTTGTAGTTGTGAGATTTCTTGTTCCTGTTCTTTAATTTTCTTTTCCAAATGATCTATTCGTTTCTGATACTGTTCCTTGAGATCAAACAACATTTTATTTGTGTGAGAAACGTGGTTAGTCATAATCAAGTCGTGAAATGTTCAACAATACGGGATTCTTCGTCATCCACAAGTGCAAAACGAGGAGCAGCAACTACACGCTCCATAATTTTACTTTCGTATCGGTCATCATAATCATCTGAGTCTCGTAGAATATCGTGGCACTCAATATCATTTTCAGCAATAACATTGATTACTCCACCATACTCAGAAGAAGGAAAAGGAACCCAGTAGTCAACAATATACAGATACTTCATTTGTTTTTGTAAATTACCTCTTGAGTTTAGAACTGTTTGTTTTCTTTGTCAATATCATTGGCAACTATAAGAGAAACTCCTACAGTCAAAAGGATACCAACTCCCATACCAAGAATAAAAGTCATCAATAAAATTCAGCAAGATAGTAGTCAACAGGAACTTCAAGTTTAGCCGCTTCGCGCTCAACTTCTTTCCAGAACTCTTCTGCTACTTTGCACATTTCTGCCCGTTTAATGAGGTCTCGGATGTTTTTAGGAATCATTTAGACTTCTCCTTGAGTTGATTTTCTTCGCGTGGATACATTACCTTATAGTAATATATCATAATGGACGATACAAATGCAACAAGTGCAGTGTAAATTGTAAACGCAAGTCCGATACTCATTTCATTTGTTGAGTTGCTTGTTGGCGATAGTGCGATTTATAGAGAACACTATCGCGTTGAATTAGAAACACATTCCAACCAAGAATGACTGCAAAACCAATCAATCCCGTGACAATGTACTTTTTATTCATTTATTCATTTGAAGTGTAGGAACAGGCATACCACCTTCGGTAGGAACATAGATGGTAACATTACCATTCTTTGCGCCATCTTCGATACCAGTGATATACAGGTACTGCAGATACTCACGGTTATCTTTCAGTGAATCACCAATAATCTGGTTTGCTTTGGCAACACCACCAGCGCGAATAATCTCTGCTTCAGCAAGTTGTTGTGCAGAATCTTTCTTTGCTTGTGCTTCAAGCACTGCTACCTGGCGAGTGTATTCTGCTTTTTGCAATTCTGCTTTACCAGCAAGAGATTGTTGCCACACATTGTATTGGGGACCACCAATAAAGATGATACCACCAATCACAACGACACCGATAGCAAGGAGAGCAACACCAGGGTCAATAAATCCGTTTTGTTGTTTCATTTTTGTTCAAACTCCTTTACAATTTCATTAATTCGTTTGTTGGACTGATAATTACGGATAATATCCATAATACAATATCCAAAGGCAAATCCTGCCATAATTTCAATCATTTAGAAGAAACTCCAGTATCTTTAAAAATCAGATTAGCAAGAGCAATGATAGCAAAGTTCTGCCAGAAGGTCAAAGACACGTTGAACCAAGACAGAATGAGTCCAAGTAACCACGCTTCAAAGAAAAGTCCAGCAGTAGCAAGGACAATAACAACAAAGACAGCAGCAAGAGTAGTAGAAGTTTTCATAGGTCAAACGTGAAGAGCAGCAGAGGGGATTTCAACAACTTCGGGAAGTTTGCTTTCTACATAACAGTTCATATTATAGCACACCCATTCACCATTGCGGAAGACATAGTGATACTCTTCACCATTAGCAGGAAGAAGATACTCACAAAGGTCAGCATCAAGGCGAGGAGGGCAATTTTCACCGCGCTGAGAGTAGTATTGGGGCCCATATTTTTGAGAACCAACTCCTTTCACACCAGGAATAATTTCTTCATTAGTCCAACATTCTTCGGACCAGCAAGAACTCATATCACCACCATCAATCAGTTCGGCAACTTGTTGACGAGTGTTGTAATGAGTCTTCAGAATACGACCCAACCATTCGGGATACGAATCCCAATGGTGGTACACAGAGAGAATAGAACCGTTTTTGAGTTCAAGACCGATGCGACCCCGAGTTGACATTTAAGTGATGTGCTTACATTACTAGGACACTTTCAGGGGCCCAATAAGAATCAACCACCACGCTCTCGCAAACTGCGTACAAGATACTCGGTAAATTGCTCCATCTTCTCAGGAACCACAGCAGCAGGGAGTTGATTGATTACATTTTTAAGTGCGGTCATTTCATTGAACTCTTCATCTGTCAATTTTTGGTTCCCTTTTGAAGAAAGTGTCATACTTTTGCTCCCGCGATTATGTTCGTATCCTAACAGTATTTAAGGGAGATATGAGGTTTCTTAATATTCTCTTTGGGATTGGTTAATTGTTCTTAACTAAAGAACGTTCCGAAAGATCCTTTATCTTCACCAAATCCTTTCATACGATCTTCCAATTTATCCAAAAGTTGATCTGTCTTAATTAGACTATCAATCCTACAAATCATCTCTGAAATCTGACGCGAAACAAAAGGTTTCTCTTGTCGTGCAGAGTATGCCAGAGCATTTCTTAGATTTGCTTCTGCTTCTTTTAGACTTTGTTCTACTGATTCACTCAGGGCCATTTACTTTCCTCAATTCAAAACTACCGTCTCCACGGTCAATCCATTCTACCATATCTCCCTCTTTTAGATTTGCTGCTTCCAGAAGGTCATCTGGAAAAGTTACAAAATATTCACCACTTGCTCCATCAACTTCAACAGGAAGTTGCCACTTTACTACTTTATCTTTTACTGGATAAATGTCTCCATCTTCAGTTATATGAAGTTTGGATTCTTCTGGATAATACTGTTCTTCCCAAAAATCACTCCAAGCACCTTTACATTCGGGTGATGAGTCATCTTTATCACAACTCAAGACTTCATTTAGATAATCCTGATATTTGTTATTGTCAACACCACTATTCAAAAGAGCAAGAAGTTCATATGCTTGAGATGTTTGATGCTTGTAAGTGTAATAGTTTTCTTTTACTACACCGACAATCACATCATAAATCTCCTGAGGTGTTGCTTCACCAACAGACATTGCATCGTGCATCCAATTCTCAAGATTTTCAAGAGAATATTTTTTATAATCCATAATCAATCTTTGGGTTTGGGTTTAGAGCAGTCGTGGCAGTAGTAAGAGAAACCATCACGAAAGTATTTTACAACCTGATAGTGGTCCTTGTCAAGTGGTTTTTCCACTCCACATTTATCACAAATCCTTGTCTTTCTTGATGGACTTTCGTACTCGTTTGAGTTCTTTGAGTTCCATTTTAATATTTTTGTAAGCAGCGTCAGCATCTAATTTGCCTCCAATCTCCATTGCAATAATAATATCTACTCGTGTACCAAAGTGTGCTAATGCGCGTTCGAATGAATCCAATTCATACATCTTTTTTGTTCCAATTTTCAAGAGTTAGAATATCTATACGAGCATCAACTGCATCAATGGAATTAGATAGTTCATATAAACAATTTGATGTTTCTATATTTTCTTCCTCAAGTCTTTTTACATCCATTAGAAGACATAAATATCTTTCCTCTAATTCTGCCAACCTACAAGAAATACTGCTGACAGTAGTTGATAGTGGTTTTTCATTCGGAGAAATAAACCATTTAATAAACTTTCTAATCATTATCAAGTAATCCAACAGATTTCAAATAACGTCTATATGACATAAAACGCCCCAGAGATGGTTGTCCTGGAGCATTTAGTTGATGACAAATTTCACAATAACATAACCACTCATACCAAGGAGTAGTTTTATCAAGAACGTGATAAGGATATTCTACAGTAGTTCTTTCCAAAATTGCTCTCCTTTTTGTAGTGCCAATACAACAGTTGTGTGCTCTCGTGCGTGTCTATCAAGGTCTTTATCTTGAAAGTAAATGTTAGACCTTTCTACAGCACACTTAAAGATGTTAGCCCAAAATTGTTGATTAGGTGTTAGACGCATTATCATTCTTCAGGTCAGGATGTGGAGCATAAAGGGGTCCAGGATAATTACCAGCAAACTTTCGTTCATTCACACTTTTTACAGTTTCGTGAAGTTGTTTGAGTGCCTCAATAGTTTCTGGTGTTTCAATCCATTCCCAAGAATTTCCGTTTTTATCTACAAAATTACGTTCAGTCATAGTTTTCCTCCAACTTCTCCAGAATAACTCTTTTCAGGTGATTTGTCAAACTCACCTTCTTGTTTTGCTTTCAAATACCAACGAGTAGCAGTTACGCATTGGTCTTCAGTTAGTGATGTGATAATACCACTACCATCGGGATAGTGCGATTGCCAAGTTCCCCAACTTTTCTTCTCCACATAGAAAGCATCGTCGTCATAAAATTGTTTATCCATAATGACTCAATTGCCTCTTTAGTTCTACTTGTGTTGAAATCAATTTACTGTATAGAAACTCTTGATACTCATTACCTTCCAAGAGTTTTGTAAGATTATCAATCTGCATTAGAGCAAGAATGAGTTTGGTTTTATCATTCATTGTCATTTAGTTTTTGAAGATGTTCCATAATGACTTTGATGAAGTCTTCTTCAGTCCAGGTGTTGAGAATACTTTCCGTAGGAGAAGTCTCGTCCCAACTGATAGTGAATGATTTGTCTTCATTTTCAATTACTTGTATCATTTTTCATCGCTGATTGAGTGTTATTACAATGTAAGAAGTATTTGTATTCGGCAAGTGCTCCATAATGCCATTGAATTATATCACATCCTTTATATGTACCAACCACTTTTGTTTCTTGCGAATGTTCTGTTGGGCTATCACCCCAAGAGATAAAACCAATAATAATAATAGCAACTACAACAGCACCAACTACTCCAAGAAACTCTTTCCGTGCTTGTTTATCATCTTCAGTCATTTTCTGTCTCCCAAAGTTCATCCCAAGGTGCTTTTTTATTCATAATTTTCCTGAGTCTTTCTACTTTCTCAGGGTCTGGTGGTGCATTAATTGCAGCAATCAGAGCATCATATGCTTCTTGACTCACATACATCTTTTGTGGTTTCATACCAAGATGCTTGATACATTTGCGTTCGTATCTCCACTCTTTATACCTATACCATAATGACCGTAGAAAGTTCATTTATTTCTCATTACATAAGAATAGTATGGGTCTCTGCCCGATAGATTGTATGGGTCAAATCCTGGTCGAGTCATAATCCATTCATCTTCCATTTGCATATAACCCCATGAAAGTTCTTCAAAAAATGCAAGTCTATCAATATTATCTTCTAATTGCAAACGAAAGTCAATGCAGTTTCTCCAAGACCACCAACACTCTTCAAACCAATAAGTAATCAACATAAGAACTGATATTACAAATAATGTTATCCAACTCTTTTTAATTTTTTCCATTGATACTCCACCAGAAATCTTGTGCTCTTATATAATCATCCAACCGATAATCGGAATGGTTGATGAGACGATACCAATACCAGAATGGAGTATGTTTAATCGGAAAAAATCCGATTATCCACTTATTTAAGAACACAGGAAAGTCCATCAGCAGGTTTCATCACTCCAAAAATAATTTAGTTGATTATCTTTTGCTACGATGTTTAGGTGATAAATTTTATTGTCTTGTGTATAGCACCCAACCCAGAGAGCATTAGAATCCATACTCTCTAAGTGAAACATTTTGAGATTCTCCAGTACAATTTCATCTGGATTCTTTACCCACTTACTCATTTTGCTTTCTGTTCTACATTAGAAGTTGCATAGTGTTTGTCAATATGAACGGCTGATACTACAATTACCAGACCACAAATTGCAGCGAGCATTACATCTCCAAGTTTCATTGTTTTCTCCTTAGTTTTCATTTCTACGTAGTTGTCAATAAATGAACTTTGTATTAAATGTTATTATTTCAGCAACTCATCAACATCAACTTGATAAAAGTCCATTGGTTTGTTTTTACCCAACAATCCTAGCACATATCCCTCAAAATCCGTAGAATCCGACTCGTAGATGACATGGCCGTGATTATTGTCACTCTCAGTATAGTTGGCAAGATAATCAGAGAATGTGACAAAGATTGCCATAGCTCGTGCTTTATCGTGCTCCGTAAGTGTTTTATGTGGATGTGCCACAATACACATAATGGTGTTGAATAGTTCCTCTGGCGTATAAGAAAACGCTGGCGCTTCTTCGTTGAGTTTCAATGGATTAGTCATTTTTTAGATTTTGGAGTGCGAGTAGTGTTTCTAGTGGAATCCACGCTGGATTTTCGTTTGCGAACTGGACTTTTACTTCCGTCACTTTTTGGTTGAGACTTTTGCTCCACACTTCTCTTGTGTTTTTTACTGGTGTCAATGGGTTTTCCATCACGATAATCAATCTTTGTTTTCTTAGTATCTAGTTTATACCTTTCTAGGTATTTGTCAAGGTGTTCTTGACACTCAAACCAACAAATTGTAGGGTTCTTTCCGTCACCAAACTCTAGTCTAAATCCAAACTTATCATATGGAAACAGTTCAGTGGAAATCATCGGGTGATGTGTTCGTACTCAACTAATCTACCATACTTGAAGTGGATTCTGCAACGGGGCCAGTCTTCCCACTGTCCATCCCAAGTTGCAGGATAAACCTCAACATAATCGGTGATGTAGCAGGGTTCTACTTTACCGTGTTTCCCTGTTGGTATCCATTCAAAGTTTAAAAATCCTCTTTTTGGATCATAACGATCATCATCTTCCTTAATATCTTCAAATGTATGAGTTTCCCTGTAAGTAAGTTCATATAAAGATCCATCAGGTGCAATCCAATAATGGCACATTGCACAAGCAAGTCCTTTAGTTTGCATTGGTACATTAGTGAATTGTTCTCCCAAATCATAAGAAGAACGAATGTCGTCATATAGTCCCATTATTTTTCTCCAAGTTTAACAGGAAACTCCTCATCACTCAAGTCATTATACAACAGTTTTGCAAAGATTTCATATGCAGGTTGTCTGGTTTCAATCGCAGATGAGGTTGCAACAGACCACATAATCCTCAACTGAAACTTATCAGGCAAAGTCTTCATCATTCAACTCCACATCTTTTACAAGGTCTTTGACTCTATCAAAAAAGTCTTCATCAAGCGGAACAACTTTTTCCTTACCACTATCAATATCATCAACCATTTGAAGCAAACTATCCAAGAAGTGTTTAGGATAAATTTCATCTTCAAGACTATCCCAGAAGTAAAGAATACACTGCTCCAATGGGTCATCAGTTTTGAGAAGTGCATAGTCTTGATAGTTATTTCCCATCAAGTCAGCCCAATTCTTAAAGGCATACCAGCAATTATACCAACCCTGAATAATACAAGATTGCCAATAGTATTCAATCCAGGATAGTTTAACTTTCTTTGTATTAGTCCCTAGAAGTGGTCTTGAGAATATCATTGTAAGTATCGCGGTTTTTCTGTGTCAAACTGGTAGAACTTCACGTCTTTCATATCAAGGCACATTCGCACAGTTTCGTGCTCTCTGTGTTCCCTATCTGTTCCTCTATATAGTCCCCTGCGTTGATAAGCACAGCACCAAACATTATAGTAAATTTTAGATTTCTCGTTCATTTCAATCCCAACTTACGTTCTGAATTAGGAATCCAGGCATTACATAAGTCCACGAACCAAGTTCTTGATTTCCACCAACCTTATATTCCCATTTGTATTCATATTTGTTATGAGAATCCCAGGTCATATATCCTTTCTCTTTATCAAATCGACCCTTAATAGTGAGGCCAAACTTATTGGAAAAGATGTTACGAGTGCGAAGTGCTCCACCAGTTTCGCGAGTTTCAATCACCACACAGGTATCAGGATAGGTTTGACTACCTGCCTCCAAAATGCAAGGAGTTTCATAACGAAATGGACGATAAGTTTTTACATCCTGTGCGAAAGCAGGGGAAGAGAAGAGAATAAAGGCAAGAGCAAATAGTTTTTTCATCCGATTACACGATAACAAACAGTAGCATTACCCTTACGGGTTGATTGAATGTGAGCGAATGCAGCATAACTTAAGTCAATGTCTGCATGAGAATATGGACCTCTATCATTTACACGAACAATTACCTGTTTTCCATTGTCTTGATTTGTGACCCTAATTCTACTTCCCATTGGGAGATATGGGTGAGCGGCAGTCCAACGATAAGCGTCAAATCTTTCACCATTTGCAGTAATTTGGCCGTGAAATCCATCACCAATTCCATAAAAAGTTGCAATTCCACAGGTAAGTCCAGCAATTAAAGATTCTACCATATTATGAGAAGTTGTAATGAACTCGGGTGTAGAAATCTTTGAAGCAACTCTTATTAGACAGCTTCATCATCACAGGGGGGATGTAATATGAACATTCAGCAAAGAAATCTTCTTTGGAAAGGAATTTGAGACCATGAAGATACCAAGTGCCAAACTGTTTGTGAAACTCTCTCACAGCACGATACTGTTTGGAATTGATGGGCACATACCGATTATCTTCTGTAAAGTCATCACCATATGGTGTTGCCTGTGTCATCATAATACAAGTGGTTTGACCTTCACCTGTGCCGAAGTATTCAGAAATCATATACACCCAGTATTCATCACATGGGAATACATCACGCTGATACTTCTGCTCATATTCTACCATACAAGCATCAGCAACCAATTGAAAGTTTTCTTTCTTCTTTGCTTGCAGTTCTTCAATCAGTTCTTCGTGTTCAATCTTACGAAGTTCTTTGAGAGCATCAGAATACTTACCGATACCAGCAATAGCAGTTCTGATTGTTTCGTTGTAATCTTCAGTCACGATAGAAATACCTTAAGTGTGCGTCCATTGTCTTGTTCTGATATTTGAACATTAGAGCAGTCATATTGAACAAACTCTCGTCCATTCTTACCAATCACTTCTACACGATTGATAAGTGGATAAGACTTAATGTAATCACCATTCGGTGCTTCATAGTCTACATCGTCTTCACCTTGGAAATCACCATATTCAATTCCAAGTGATTCTAATGCTTTGTTTTCTGCTTCTCTTCGTGCTGCTTCTTCAAGCATTTCTTCGTGTGTTGGGTCAGTCATTTTTAATCACCTCAAATGTATCATCCGTAAGTTTTCGGTTTAGAATCTTGACTTCAGATTCAAGTGATTCAATTCTATCACAAAACTCTGCGATAATGCCAATCAGACAATCATAATCAATATTCTCAATATCCTCTCCATATTCTGGGTCATTATAGGAATAATGGTTGAGTTCTTTTTTGAAGTTGCGGTCAGTCATACACTCCACTCCCTTGCTTCCCAATCCATCAGGCACATATCAGTTTGTTGCTTGTCTGTGTAATTTTCATAAGCATATTGACGACACTCTTCTTCAGTGCCCTCAAATAGCATTTCATACATCTTGTGGTCTCCATCGTAGGTAATCTTATAAAGACCCCACTCATCATAGCAGTCAGGAAAGAATGGCATTATCGTAGTTTACTCTTGATTTTGTTGAGACAATCGTTGAAACCTTCTACTGTACATTCAACATAAACATTTTGAGAACCAGAAGCAGATTGTTCTTTCGGCAACCACAACTGAATTTGGTCTACCAAATCTTCAATAGAAGTTTCCATATCCCAATCACTATGAGTTGTGAATACATCTTCCCACCAATCATAAATCAAATCAGTAAGATTTTGTGGTTTATTTTTTTCTCTCCATTCTTTGATAATGTCAAGAGAGTTCTTGAAATTCTTATCATTATCCTCTTCATCAATTTTCTTTTGAATTTCTTTCCAGTTTTCTGTTTGTTGTGCTTTTACAAATGCCTCTTTGAGTGATTGTGATGTTTGCTCTGGTGTCTGTGGTTTCAACCAATCTAATGGGTCTTTATCGGGATTTTCTTCACACCATTCCAGATTCTCCTTCACAACTCTTTCTACATCCTTATGAAGTCGTTCTCCCCGTTCTTGTGCGGTTTCTTTCACCTTCTCTTCATAAGCAGCATCATAACCCTTCTGGAAAGCATCCCAAGAAATTACATTCCAATTATCTAGTGGAGTAAGGTCTTCACTAACATCTTTCACAGGATACTTACCATAAACTCTTTTATATGCTTCTTCTACTGGTGTTTTTGTTTTTTCCAGTTCTTCAAGGAATGAGAGTTTCTTTTCAAGCACTTTGATTTGTGCTTTTACTTCTTCAAGTTCAGTCATTTCAATTTTTCCTCCATTTTCCTGATTGCATCATTATAACCCAAAAAATACTCTGAAAGACCAACACCTTCATAAGTATCAGGCATAAACTCCTTCACAATATTCAGTATCTCAATTACCAACAAATCTTTATGTTCTTTGGATTGTGTGAAGTTTAGTGTTTCAATCCATCCTTCCAGTTTATTGGAAAGAGTTGGAGGTTCTTCAATCCTCTTATATTTCACACCACCAATCTCAATAGTGTCTGGTGGTTGTTTATCTTTGTTAAGTGGTCCATAAACTTGTTCCATTAGTTTTTGAAAGTCCTTTTCAATACCAAACATTACAGGTTCTCCAACTCATCACATACATCAAGAATATCACGAGCATCAAGTACCATATCTTCTACACCTTCATCTCCACAACACTGATAGTATTGAAGTTCAAATACTAACTCACGGAGAGCAGCAACTAAACCACTTCCAGTATATGAGGTTTCGTATGCTTCATTAACTGCTTGTGCTACTTCTTTTTTGTTAGTCATAGGTTCTCTAACTCATCACTCCAAGGATAATGATAATCTACCTCAATACATTCTAAAAGTGTGCGGGCAAACATAATCTCACCATAATCAGAACCATCTTCAAAAATATCCCAGTTATGGTGTGGATATTCATAATCAGGATTTAGATTATAACAAGTTGGTTGTTCTGCGTAATTTTTGAGAACCTTGAGAAGATGGGTGAGTTTTTCGGTGTCAGTCATAATCAATAGTTTTCATCAACATACAGTTCTGCCTCATCATCTCTTCCTTTATTATACATTACTCGGGCAAACTCAAGAATAAGAGAAGGGGTTACTTTCCAATCTCTAATATCGTCTTCATCGTGACGGCAGAATTTGAAATTTTCAGCAAGTTGTAGGATTTGTTCGTTAGTCATCACCAAACTCCTTTTTCAGTTTCTCATACTCTTTGCGTCTGCGTTCTTTTGCTTTGAGTTTTTCTGTTTTTTCTTTTTCCAGCAACTTCATTCGTTTCTCATACTCTTTGTCGTTTTCTTCACGATGCTTGTAAAGATAAGGAACTTCGTGTTCACAGCCTTCATAATCCAGTTCATACTTTGTTTCAATACCTTCCCAACCAGCATCTAATTCAGATTGAAGTGAAGAAATGATACTTTCAAGGGAACCTTCAAAGTCCCCATAATACTTTTCAGTTTCTTTTACTTGAATTCGGTTAGTCATTCTTCATCCTCATCAAATCCACCAACACCAATATCTACAAAGGTAGAACCATTTACCTCCTCAAAGAGTTGGAATTCAAAATCACCTTGATAAA